AATACATGTCCATGCAGCGCAACTCTAAGCGCATTGACTGCGCCGGTTTGTTGGCAGTTGCTGCAGGTATGACAAAATAGTTCTGGCCGATATGCCCAGTGCTTGCAGTACCCTCAACTGCTTCGCCTATTCCCCTAACACCGTTCTCGGTGAACCCGCATCTTAAGCCGTTGGCACCGATGTTCGTGATTTGAATCCACCTTGTAACAAATGGAAACTGTACCCTATAAGGAGTTACATCCGCAGCTGCCTTGATTTGAGCAGCAGTGGCGTTTGCGGGTTCGACAGCCTCTGGTACTCTACCGGTTGGGACGGTCACACCCTGCGGGTCACATGATGATGTCACATAAGGGATTCCTGACAGCTGGTACTCTGGGACCGATCCTGGTCCACTACTTGGCCAATTCAAAGACATATCCTATTCCTCCCAGTCCAGAATATCATTGAATATTCTATCGATCTTGTCTGTTTTCGTAAAGTATCTATCGAGATCACCTTCATTAATCTCGACTCCTTCACTCATCATAAAAGCTCCAGGTGTAGATGGCTCGCTAACGAAGTCCCAACATATAAGTTGAAAATCGTCCTGCACCACTTGATAGTCTCCGTCTTTCTTGGTGGAACCTACCCCGCGGGATGAAATGCCTAATGTAACACCGGCCTCAACAAGGCTCTGCAAGATTTTTCCAGCCGGTGTATCCAATAGTTCTACAGAACCATAACATATATCACCATCCATGTATGCTTCTCTAACGATGTGAGAAACGTTCTTAAGCTCAACAACAGACGAGTCTGGGTGATCACATTCGCCTAAGGCGCGGCTTTCCTTGATAAACTTTTGATAGTTCCTAACCTCTCTACCCAATATCGCCTTTGGATAGACACGGCCATTCTGGTTTAGCGTCTCCGCCTTTTGAAGTACACCTTTTAAGACAACCTTTCCGTTGTTCTCTTCTCTAGACTCATTAATCATATCAGGAGTGTACTCAAAGGGAGTCCAATCTGTTAACAGCTTCTTACTCATGCTTTAATCTCCCAGCAATTGATCCTTAAGCGCAGACACAGTCAAAAAACGTGCGACGGTATCATCGCTAACTTCGTCTGTTCTCATATTAAGTATCTTGTCACGTACGCGATCCATTTTTTCATTTAGCACTCTATTATCACAGGAACTTGAATATTGATCAAGCTCTTTGACCGCAGCCTCTTTTAACTGCTCGATGTATTCTACGAAAGATCCTATATCATCCTGTGCTGCGCTGAATACATACCTGCTAATCACTTCGCGTTGATGCTCATTTAAAATAGTACCATACTTCTTATTAAACTTCTCTGTCATAATCTTTACTGTAAGATGATTAACAGATTTATCTTGGTTTTCCTCAAGCGTCTCAACCTGCTTTGGGGTAACCAACATTTTTACAGCAAAGTTCTCATACTCAGCAACTCTGGAGAGATCAGCATCACCCCCCTTTCTCCAGTCATTTAAAAGTGTTTGTACTGTCGCATAAGAACGATATTCGTTTACTCTTTGTTTGTAGAAACTAGGATCATCAATTTTATGATTGATATCCCTTATCAGCTTTGATTTTTCCGCGCGGAGCTTTTGTTCATCATGATCCCTTGCGGCCGCTTTTGCTTCGCCTAATATTCGAATCGCGAGGGACTCAGAGTCTACCGTAGTTTTTACCAGCGCATTGAACAGCCGAAACTCTTTGTAGAGTTGTGTTCCAGGCTGAAAATTCTCCTTCAAAATGTCTAATACTTCAGAAGAAGACATGTTGTCATTCTCAACCATCTCACGTGAAGCGCTTTGGAGCAATTGCTCGTAAATTATTCCTACATTTCTTTTTTTATTATGTGACTTAGACATCATCAATTACATTCCCATTGTCATCAAGTTCGATCTCAAGCTCGATATCCCCACGTTCAGAAGGCTCATGGCCCTGTTGCGACTCAGCAATCAGTCCTTTGCTACTAGATCTATTTATGCTGTTGCCAAGTTTATTTAACGTGGATTGTATCTCATGAGTCATTTTGGTCTGCTGTCGAATTTTGCTATCCAAAAACTCATCATACGTCACAGGTCCTGGCTCAGCACTCTCCTTAAAGGGATTTATGATAAAATCATTATCAAAGGGTTTATTGAGCGTGTCCTGCCCCCTAGTAGTTTTTCCTGCACCTGTCATAGATGCAAGATCAGGCATGTGTGTTGACGAAGCCCCTGATGTAACGCGGCGTGACTTCTTTATGGGTTCATTAAATGCATTTCTTATTTGATTTTGGGCCTTTGTTGGTGCATCATCATCATCTATCGATAATTTTTCAATTTCATCATCGTCATCGTCGTCGTCGTCAACCTCGTTGACCTTGCCTGATCCTGGTTCTGCAGTTAACAACGCTCCCTGTTTATCATCCCCGCTGAATAGACCTCCGCCACCCTCGTCTCCGCCACCACCGCCGCCGCCGGCGTCGTCACCACCTTCATCTTCGGCACCTGGTAACTTGGTAGCCTCAAGCTCAAGATCTTGAACCTTATCTTCTACTTGTTGCTCCTTGACCTTTGCAATATCTTCTTTTCTCATACCCATAACTGAGGCTCTAATCCAATCGCGGCTCATCAATCCCTCCGGAGCGGTGCCTGCAATTTCGAATCTGGTCCTAATTAGCTCAAGCTTCTGTTGCTGTGCTATGGAACTAGGGTTTGAAAGATTAAGCTCAAAATCTATTAGATCTTCACCTTCATACCCATGTGAAAATAAGTGGATCATTGCCAACTTATTTAATTCTGAAAGTACTGTCTTTTGTATTCTTTGAATTGTCCTGGAAAATCGGATATCCTCTTGTGCCAAGGTCGCTTTTGAGCCGACCTCTTCATCATAACCAAGATATGCCCGAGGTATCTTAAGGGCTGCAAACAACTTCTTCTGAATATACTCAACGTCTTCGATGGCTGCAGTGTTTTGACCTCCAGCTAGAGTTTCAATTCTTGTACCTGATTCCCCGCCTCTTACAGGCAAGAAGTAATCCTCATCAACGCTTAGTGGATTATACCTCAAGTCAACCTTGCCAGACGTTTTATCTACAACGGAGCTACGCTTCAGTGATGTTTGAGCAGCCTCAAGGTATGTGGAAACGTCCTCAGGAGGGACGTTACCTACGTCAATGTAGAAAACCCTTCGCTCCGGAGCACGAATGACCCTATACACTAACATGGCATCCTCGATCAATATAAGTTGCCGCCAGATCCTTCTGGCTGACTCAAGAACAGAGGCGCCGTATGGTAGGAATGCATCATTCCCCAATAATCTAAAGTGAGTAACCTGCCAGTTTTCTAAAGACTGGTTTCCTTGTGTAATCCACCTAAACCTTACAGCACTGGGATCTTCAGGATCAAACCCTTCCTCCCTTTCTACTTCAGAGATTGGAATTGGGTATGCGTTTATGACGCCATACTCAGGCGAAACATCATTGAATAGGAAAAAGTCACCATACTTGCATAGGTTTCTTACCCACATAACAAGATTAAAATCTACATTGAGTGTATCATAGAATAATGTCTCTAAAAGCTCTTGTACTTTTCTATTTTCAGAATATATGTGAAGTACATTTCCCTTCTCATCTTGTGACACAGTCTCTTCAGAGTATATGTCAAGAGCAGACGCAATTTCTGGAGTTGATTCCATTTCGCTAAAATCACTGTACCTCGACATGCGATCATATTGGCCATACGCACTTAAAGTAGAATTATAGACGTCATTGTGGGCTCTTCTGAATATTTCCAAAGCAGAAGATGCCGACTTCGGCCCAGAGAAATCCTTAACCCTACGCTTAATCGTAGGACCAGATCTAAAAAGTTGTGTTAGACGCGAAAATAGACTTCTATCTCTACCTGCCATCTCAAATACCTCGCCGGCTTAGCGGTACACGCTTTATTATGTATTGTAATCTCGTGCCCGACAAATTAAAATCTATTTCAAAATCCACGACATGTCACCGTATGCCTTTCCCATTGAAGATGATGCATCAGGCAACGAACCTAATGCCCTCGGCCTAAACGGATTAGCACCGATATCATCCCATGGATTTAATGCAGACTCAGAAAATTGATTTGAGTTAACTGCAAACGCTTTAAGCATTGCAGCATTTAGATCTACCGATTGCCTACTATAGTGTGGTGATGTGTCGTACAACCAAACACCGATAGCCAAAGCCATGACCAAGTCATCATTTTTCCCCTTCATTGCCTGAGCTTTTGATCCTTTCCACACGAAAGTTTTAAGCTCTTCATACAAGCGACTAGAGTATATTTTTATGTGCTTATTTCGCAGCACCTCTTCTAACTTCGTAAGGATTTGCCCTCTAGATTGTGATGTTGTAGCAAACCCTATCTTATGAACGCTAGCTTCGCCGGAATACATGTCGGAATATCGGTCTTTCTCATTCTTATAGTACATATTCGGATAATTTAACTCTTTTAGCTTCATGACCACAGCATATCCGTATGTGTTGTTTTCAGGACATACAACTGCTTTGTTGTATCTCATCCCCGCTTCATTTAACAGCACAGCAAACTGATCAGGTGGGATTTTTCCCTTGTACTCTGCGACAACCTCTGATTCGTTTGTGTCTATCACATGAAATGTAGAATAGTCATTGGCGTCACCACGAGAAACGTCTGCAGAGATCACATACTTGTGTTCAGAGAGTGCATACTTCCAAACCCACACTCCCATCTCAGGACCCCAACGCTCAAGCGGGCCTCGGACGGTGCTGCGAATATATTCAATGTCATTTACGTTAAGAAACGTATCACCTGAAGCTGCAAAGTCACACAACAGCTCTTGAGCAATTTGCTTTTTTGACAGGTTCTTTGACTCATTCTCAAACCATTCGTCACCATGCTCTGGATGTACGTCCCATGGAAGCTTGATCGGATTAAACTCGTTCTCCCCAGACTCTGCTTTCATGTACAGATCGTAATACTGGCCACCAACACCATTTGGGGTTGATAGAACAATTGCTCGACCACCTGTTGACAGGGTAGGATACAAACCCATCCATAGCTCATCAAAGTTTCTTACAAAAGCAGCCTCGTCAACGATAAGTAAAGAAAGTGCCTCAGAACGACCAGCATCATCAGAAGTTGGAATTGCTTTGATTGTCGATCCGTTGCTAAACTCAACTGATTGCTTATTGTTTCCAACAATCTCAGGTAATACTAGCCATCCAGGCAAATGCCTTAGCGCAACCTTTACTTTTTTAATAAAGTTCATCGCAACGGATAGTTTTGTCGCGATTACCAAGACGTTCTTGTCTTTATAGAAAATTGCCAACCAAACAGCGTATGCAGCACTAAGAGTAGATATACCGAGCTGCCTTGACTTAAGAATCACATTAAAGCGATGATCTTTAAAGTCCTGAACACATTCATCCTGAAATGGATATGTGTTAAATGGAAGCAGGCCTCGGGTGGGATGCTGGATCTTGACGTACTTATTAAAAAAGTGTACAGGATCTTTGCCGCACCGAACTATCTCTTTTACCTGCCGTTGCTTGTTGACAGGTGCCATTAATTCTCTACCTTAAACTCAACAAACCTTCTATAGTAAGCAATCTTTCGCGGGTTAACTGACGTAGCCGAAACAAGCTCAACAGAATCCTTATTTAATTCTTCCTTAAGCTTAAGTGTATTTCCAGTAGAGTCCTTAAACTGCTTTTTAAGCTCTGTAACGACCTTTCCTAAAAGCGCAACAGATTCCTCAGCCAGCCTCCTGGTTTGAGAACTTAGCGATCTCTCACTTGCAAACGTAACAATACACTGGTATTTAAGAACCAGAAGGTTACCCTGCATAGAGTGAGTCACTGAGCCTAATCCGGAGCCACCTTTTCCCCACGTACTGTCTAGAATTTGTCCAATTGCATTCGTTTCTTCAAATGTTAGCATATTATAATCTCCGTCTGCCATGACTTAAATATTGTCATGAATGCTTATCTTACTATGTATGTCGGAAGCTTTTTCAAAGAATCTAAAAACATCTCTACATCTGCTTGGGAAGGCCTCCAGCCGTCAGACCACTTTTTCCTATTAGGCTGAGCCCACTGCAATGAACATGGATCACAGCACCCAAAGTTTTCATACGACACAACATCGGTATGATCTCTTAGCATATTACCACATACAGGACAGTCTAATGGTACAATCTTTTCGTGATTGATAGGCCTAACAACAGGCACAGCAAGAGAATGATTTATCTCTCGCTTTTCATCCAGCCTGACCCACCCTTTACTCAAACTTAACATAGCCCTTTAAGAGATCGTCTACTGTGTTAACAACCGTCTCTAAAATGCCGGCAACTTCCTGCTGTTTGATTACAGCGGCGGGTTCTCCCCTACCATCCAAAGCATTGTATTGCTGAATAATAAAACTTCTAAGATTAATCAAATTTTGAACTTCACTGTCTTTCATGTTATCTCCTCACTCAAAGACTACCCTTGCGTTCTTCTCTTTACTTGTGATGTCTAGAACATTATCAACCGAATCTTTCACTGCATCTACATGAGAAATGACCAATATATTCTTAAACCATTTTTTCAAAGACTTAAGTAGTCTATTACTGGCCTCAACATTCATTTCATCCAGAGCACCAAATCCCTCATCGATAATCAGCATGTCAGACTTCGGTAATGAAGATATATTGATAAGTGCGACCCTAATTGCCATTGATGAAACTAACTTCTCCATTCCAGAACCACACTCAATTATCCTACGAGAATCTCCATAGTTAATATAAACGTCCATTGCGTTAGAATTTGCATCAGCCTCTAGTTCAACAGTAAACCCAACAACGCCTTGCAAAATCTTTGATATCTCTTGATTAATAAGCGGAAGCTGCGAAGCTATAATTTGTAGAGGGATGCCCTTTTTTGACACAGCACCCATAAATAGCTCATATATTCTCCACTTTTTAAGAAGTGCACTATACTTCTCTTTTTCATCTTCAAGATTTTGAATTGCGCTAGTTAGAAGACCAATAGACTCAGAAAGAGCTAGCCGCCCAGCGTCTGATGAATTGATTTCTACGTTAAGATCTGCAATGCTTCTTTTTAGCGCAGCGATTTCATGGGACCCGCCATTGTCAGAAACACGTACTTTCATGTCCGCTAATTCCCTGGTCATCGACTCCACAGACGCCTCAGAAGAAAGAATCGACGTTTCATACCCATGAAGCTTTACAGTTGCGTCAGACTTTTCAACCTTAAGATTTGACTCTTGCACAAGAATGCTATCGTACTTTGATATTTTTTCAGACAAGCCTTCTGACTGTAGAACTTTAAGTGATTTTTTTGCTGCGCGGACCTGATCTAAAACGTCGGTGCACCTGTCCTTCTGCGCTGTAATCAACCTTTTGTTCTTATGGCTATCCTTAATAAACTTACACGTAGGATATGAATCACCACATGGCACCTCTAAAAGCTTTTTGACAGACCTTTCTTGGATCTTAAGGGTGCTTTTCTCTTTTTCATGCTCGTGCTTAAGGTTAACTAGCGTCCTCTCAAGATCTTGTTGCGCAGCTAATCTCTCTTTTAGTTCATCGATTGGGAATTGCTGCTTAAGCACTGATATTTTGCTAATCTTCTCGTCAATGGAGTCTAGCTCTACATTAACATCACCTTTTTTAGCCCTATATTCCTCAAGCTCTTCCCTAGCTGCCTCTAGCTTATTTTCAAAAAGCTCAACATCTGCAGACGTAACTGTGTCTTTGTCCTTGTGCGTCGCCAAAGTAATCTTTAAGCTTTGCATTCGTGATCTAAGGGTCTTTATTTTCTTTTCTAGCTCATCCCTCTTTTGAATTTTTAGAATTTTCATTCTCTTTTTTTCGTCTAAGACGGTATCCCACTCTCTATCAGGTGCGGCCTTAAGAAGTGCCTTGATTTCAGCAGAATCTAGTTTTGCTAAGTTGTACATCTGCTCAAATATTCCAAGATCCAAGAAATTGGTAAGAATTTCCTTTCTTGCAGTAGCGCGGTGCTTAATAAACGTATTCATTTCGCCCTGGCTAGCCAGTGACGTCATTAGAAAATCGTCTGACGTGCCTATTAGCTTTCTTAGAATCTTTTCTGTTTCACGTCGCTGCTCACCAGACATGTCCTGTATCTCATTACCCTCTGAATCAATCCTAAAGAGATTGAGGTGAGTAGTAGCATTAACGATACCTTTCCTGTTCTGATGCTTTACAGACTGGCGCTCGATCCTATACAGCACGCCGTTAATACTAACGTCTACCTTAGATAGGCAGTGTCCCTTTCTAGAGTTAATTACATGTAAGTTTTTTATTGGACCGCGGTCGGTAGTATTAAAGAGAGTATACATGAGTGTACCAGGAATAGAAGACTTTCCTATCCTGTTTCTGCCAAAGAGACCGGTGATTCCTGAGAGGTTATCAAAATTGATGACGTTTCCTTTCCCATATGAAAATGTATTGTCAAACTGCATCTTCTTGATTGACCACTTTGCGTTTCTTAAGACTTCTCCCTCTTTGTTTACTGCACTAACATATCCTTGAGCTAGTGATTCAAGTTCTAACCACTCGTCATCGGTCAACTCTAGAGACGAGTAGTACTGCTTCATTAGACCAACATGAGTCTTTGGATCACGAAGGTCTTCCGTAAGTATCTCACCTTCCGGTGTCGAAATAACACCTGCCTCTGATTCATAATCATGCTTCCACACAATTTCTGATGCTAGTTTAAATTCTTTAAGCGCGGAGTGGAGCTGCTTGATTTCTGCTTGAGGTACCGGTGTTTTTGCCCTGATCCTATACCTCGAACCATCCGGCCCGACCTCTGCTTCATCTAAGGTCGACTGTACATTTCCCTTCCACTCTATCGTGATAAATGGTCTCGTGTGTTTTACTTCATGAAATGAGCTTGAGTATGTGTCCTTCCCATCAATCTCCCAAAACAAAAACCCTTTACCTGGATCTTCACCATAGTTTTGCTGAATCGTTGATCCACAATATGCTATTCTCTTATCAGGATCAAGATATTGCATTTTATGAATATCACCTAAGAATGCAAAGTCATACCCTTCAAAAAAGCTAGCTTCAATCTCTCCATCAATGTTCCAATTAATGTCAGTTAGAGAACCGCAGACTGCTCCGTGATATAACGCAATGTTAACCTCACCGGAAACTGGCTCTAGGTCATTCCAACTTTCTTCATCAAAGCATGAAAAAACGCACCAGTTATAGCCAGGAATTCCGGTTGGGTATACACCTGACTTTTTATACAGAAACACATTCGGATCATCTAGCGCTGTGATGATTGGTGATATTGCGTCTTGCCTATCTTTATTATTAATCAACCCATCATGATTTCCTAGAATGACATGTGTGGGTGCAACCTCAGCAAGACTAGTAAACCACCATGAAAGTATATCGATAAGCTCAGGTGATATCCCTTGTGTCTTAGAGTGAACTATGTCACCACCGATGTATATAACATCAGGCTTAAGCTTTTTCGCTTGCTTTATTAAGTCAATAAATGACTCTTTATATTCTTCGTGGCGACTTAGCCCGCGGAAGTGCACATCTGCAATGTGTAAACACTTAAAACTCATTAGACGTCCTGTTCAACTTAAGTATCATATGATAGAGCCACTCTTTAAAGAGCTTATCATATGGTAGAGCCGGTCATTCCTGCTCCACTTTTTTGCTTTTTCTCTTGCTTCTATGAAATCTTGTTTTCTCATGTCACCTACATCATCAAAGGGTGCAACATTCAACATCCTGACTTCACACCCATAGTATGATAGCCTTCTTGCAATGTTCTGTGCCTTTCCAACAGCATCAGGATCCATGGCCAAAAGTATAGGGGTAGAATTCTTAATAATTTCTCTAAATAATGCATAGTCTTCAGAAAGCGAAGACCCTAACAGGCACGTAGCATTGTCGTTACATTTCACTAAATCAAGCGGGCCTTCAACAAGCGTTAATTCAGAAGACCAATCAATATTAATTGCATTAAAAATCACCGTCTTCTTAGGGACTCTTGCATTTACATATTTCATCTTATTGTCTGCATCAATCGAGCGACCAACAAAATAGTTTAAGTGACCATCTTCGTCGAATGATGGCATGACTAGCCTTCTACGGAACCTTCCGCTTGAGCAAGTGCCTAACCTAAAATACCACAAGTCTCGCGTCGTCAGGCCCCTAGAATATGCATAAGAGATTGTGTCTTTTATATCCGGATCGCTTGCAGACAGTGATGTTGATAGTAGCCGAAACCCACGAGGTATCTGGATGCTGATGTTTTCTTCAACACTATCTTGAGAAACTGCAAACTTCTGACTGGACGTCATATACTTCTTGCAATACTCATCGATATGCGAGGGGAAATATTTTCTTAATGTAGAAAGAAGATTTTTTCCCTTAAGATCACATACCCAGCAGTGGTGCTGGTCATTGTCTAAGCGAATAACTAGTTTTTTCTTGCCTGATGATGTATTTCCGCACTTCGGACAGCGTACAGATACATTGATGCCGTCATTCCCAACGACAACTGGCCCAAAGACCTTATAAAGAAAAGATATTTTTTCATCGACAGAAGGCATATATCACCTATCCAATAGTAAACTTTGTGATAGATGATGTACAATTGTCTGCAAAAGAAAAGTGGTGACTGCTACGGACTACCTAAAACAAAGCCGGCTCTGGCTATAACGTAAGCGTCAGCCATATCAAAAGCTATGGGATCTAAAATCTCTTGCCCTTTTCTCGGCCCATTTTTTAGAACCTTAGTCGGCCAGGTGTGGTCAGGGCCTAGCTCAGAAGAAGCCCACTCAACAATCTGCTCCTTAGTAGGTGCACCACCCTTTTTCTTTGTCACTATCTTTATGCCGAGGCACTTTCTTGCAGCATTGACATTGATGTGGATCGGCTCAATATTGAATTGCTGGTACGACAGCAGGGATACAATCCCGTTAAACCTTGCTAGCGTTGATAGAGTTTGAGCAGACGAAAAGCCCCTACGAAATGACTGTAAGTTCTCTTCTATGTAGACATCTGATATGTCATGACTGATCATAATGTCGCACAGTGTGTTTGATACCTCCTGTGCCTTCTTATAAACACTCTTTTGTTTGCTTAATGGAATACTGCCTATGTCAACTAAGGTACCTTCACGATTAACCACACACCAACCAGTGCATGAAGTTGAAACATCTAAACCTAAAATTAAACTCATTAAAAATCTATCTTGACCCTAAACATATATTTGTCAATATCTCTCTTTAAGACAGGTTGGGCCAAGTTCGTCCTTGCTATAATATTAAGGTTTTCATCATGAAAGTTTATTGCAGTAATGTATACAAACTCGTCAGATGTTTCTGATGCATAGTCTGAGGGTATGAGTTTTTGAAATTGCGGGTTAGATGATGAATTAATCTTTCCTGCAGGGCACGGAACCATAGCCTCCAAAATGTGAATGTTTTGTTCACCCTGAAAGGTTGTAGTGAACTGTTCTTTTCCGAAGTACGGTACCACGGGCGAAAGCACACATGCAATACCTTCATCATATAGAATATTTCCTACAGAGCTCCACACAGGATGAGATCCGGAACAGTCTGCCCTGTATAGTGATCCTAAGCCGTTATCTGCAAATTTTAGTTTTACTCGACCCCCTGATCCTGTGATGCTGTTGTCAGAAATAACGAAATTATTAGGGTATACTCTGTTTCCATAAAATAGGTTTGAGGCATCGAATATCGCGACCTCATTAGATGAAGTGTCACGTGTTCTTTGCAGTACAGTATATACCACACCTGTTGGTGCGCCTGGATCTTCAGGAGATGCACCGGCCAGTGTTTGAATCAACGAACTTTGAGAGGTGCTTTGCTCACCCGGCATGCCAGCATCAGGTGCAATCAGGCCTGGAAATATCGATGCAGAGGATATCATGTCTGTCAAGCTAATTATGCTCAAATCAGTGGTACCAAAATCATTGGTATATTTCCACAGAAGGCTGCCTGTTGTGGGATGGCTAGTGTATGTTCCGGAATTTAGTAAAAGAAAGTTCGGTTTAAATGTGCCGTTGTCGTTCGGTAAGACTGAAAGGTTCCGTTTCCTTACAGATCCTGTAGCAAATAAAAACTCGTTTGCAGTTGCCCACTCTGTGCTGCTATCGATTGTAGAGGCAGTTAAAAACAGCATTCTGGGATATTGTTTTCTAACAAATTCCCTAGTAAAATTCTCTAAATTTAGGAGGTGGCCACCAACGCCAAAAGATAGTGCAACGTTAAACGGATCATCCGTGGTTGTACGGTACGACTGAAATGGTGTTAATAGGACCTCTCTCTTTCTAGATTCAGGTGTAAAGAAAGGAGGAACATAGAACATCAACCCCTCTTCAGAAGATATGTCTTCAACACCGGACTTCATAGCATAAGAAATATCATGATCATCCCTGTATGTATTGTAGACCTTTATTTCATGAAGCTCTGCTTCTAAAGGGTGGCGGAGAGTATATTCTGCGGGATCTTCCGTCCATGACCCGTTTGTGTAATCCGTTACACCTTCTGTGTAGGCAGCATTTGCATTAAAGAATTGAGAGATAAAATTAAATTCGCTTAAACCGAAGTCAGCTTTATTTTCCCCTTCATAGAAATTTCCTATGAATAATGCATCCGGATCACCAAGGGGATCATCAAAATTTTGAGGAATTACAGATGATGAAGGAATAACAAAAGTACCCCTGTCGACGCCGTCGATTGTAAAGCTTCCTGTCCCATCATTTACAGTATTTGTTCCCCACCTAATCGCGACGTGGTGCCACTTATTAAACTGTAAGGAATTATCATTTGAAACAAATGCAAGGTTAGCACGAGTATACTTTCCGTACGGACCGAATGTTTCATTTGAGGTGTATGTTCCGTCTTGAACCTTTGTCAAGTCAAGCTCTGAAGGTGGTACTTCTGCGCTGGATGAAAGCTGTAATAATAGCCTATAACCATTAGGCTTGCCGCTAATATCAACAGAGCTGCCGGTTACAATAGATACAGCATATGAAGATGACATATGCATAACAGTGCCAGCGTGAAATAACCCATCCCTGGATATACTAGTATACCTTGGATTGATATAAAACTCAAATGTAAATGCGTCTGCAGGCCGATATACCGTCTCACCAGTCAGCGATGAAGATTGCGCAGGATATATGAGCGATGATGAGGTAGGAACATCATGAGGATATTCGGATCTAAAAAAGTTTAGGGTGTGATAGTTTGAAACAGCCCACTGTAGTGATGGGTATTTTACCCTGTAATAAGGAAACAACACATCTCTTATTACATTCTTTCGCAGGGTATCTGCAGTTAATTTAAGAGAAGGCTCGAACCTTGTGACCTCAACAGCCTTTTGCTTTCTGAATGATACGGAAGATGAATTAACTAGATCTAAATACTTCTCTGCAAAAAACTCAACATTGGATGCTGAAACTGCAAAAATAGATCCAGACTCCACAAACCCTTGTGTAGACTGAACCCACTGGGTCCTATATGCCTCCACAGATCCAGTAGCATTAAACTCCTGCTCATTAAATGCAGATAGCTTAAACGCTTCTTTCTCTATCGGACTTGATTGAGCAAAAACCTTTACAGAGCCTACGATTGTTCCGTCAGAAGAAGAGCTAAATGTTCTCCGGGGATGGGCCGTAAGTGACTGATTCTCAAAAAAGTCCGGCGTTAATGGTATGAGCGCCACAATTCCCTCCGGAGCACCTAGAAATCAAGCCTTATCCGAACCGTCAAATCCTTTTCGTCATTCTTCTCTACTGGCCTAGACATTTTTGCGACAGCCAACAGGTTGTCATTTGCATCATATAATCCTACAGTCGTTGGGAACGTAAAAGATCTCTGTGTATCTTCAGATCCTTCATCGATTACTACGATCCTGTTTTCTGCGTCAGTATATGTTGGGTTTGATGAATAATTGAACTCATCGGCCGTTGCCCTACAGAATATCAATGTAGAGTTTATATTGGTAACATTCTGAAAGGTTGTTGCAGTAAGTGATCCCGACTGAAAGCGTGATGATGCCAAGTGATCAACGATGTTATCGATTGAGGCAGACGTAAAAAAGTCAGGAATAAAGAATGCATTTGCATTCGCCTGATTTGCCGGGCCACCGATAACCGTCTTTCCGGAAGATGCAGCGCCCTGGCTTGAGTCTGACATTGCATCAATGACACCAGATACTGGCTGCTTGCCGGCCATGACCTTTGATGCGTCAAGAACTGCAACGCCCTGATCATAGAATATTACACCTACTGAGTGACTGGTGTCGGATGAATCAACAATGTTTCCTACCTCACCCCCGAATGTACTGCGTTTGTTAACTGCAGATCCTACATCCGTATAGATCTTCATGCTCCCTGTTGATGTATATAACAGGTTTGGGTTTGTCAGGGCCCTTGGACCTGTGCCGGCATCGGTGTAGTCATCTCTATTAGAGTATCCACTCACAGCTGCGCTTGGCCACCCAGTTGCTTGCTCCTGGCTTGCTGACTGGTACATCCTGACTGCAAAGGTCTCTCGCTTAATCTTATCTCTAGAGAAAAGTCTCTTAAAGTTAACAAAGATCGCTTCATCAATCCGGTTTGTGTTAGTCGTATCTCCGAATGGCGCAGCAAATGATGATACCTTGTCACCTAACAGCACCTGGGCGTACTGTTCATATACCTCCACTTTTTCTCTCATCATAATCGACGTAGATGGAAATAATAATTTTCCAGTAGAGTCTTCGCCTGACTTGCAGTCGGCGACAGTCTGTGACGTAGCAAATAGGCCAACCGTCATATCGAATATCGGATTAGCCGTCTGTAGCGTAAAGTCTTGGTCAAATACTGTTTGAAACAAAGAAGACGTCACACCGGGACCAATCCCCCCGGTTACAAATACCTGGTATTTCTTTCTTGTTGTAGATCCAGAAACATCTTCCTGAATAATATCCACCAACTGATTTAGAGACGATCTAGTTGTCTTAATGTCAGCAGCTGAGATTTCCTTAAATGTCGCCATCTTTTTTCCTCTGCCCTATTACTTTGTTATCGTTACTTCAAATTCTTTTACAGCACCTGACTGGATTCCTGCCATCCTCAGTACTGTAGATATTGTATTTTTATCGCTAGCATTTCCGTATACCAGAAACTGTGCATCAGTAATTGATTTTGTCTCAATCTCAACAGTCAGCCTTGACCCGCCGATTGCGGTTGTGTTAGGATCCCTAGTAACGATGTATGTAGCAATTGAGTCACTATCAACGTTATCAGGTGTTAAGCCCCTTATTTGCAAGAAGCGGTTTGGCACCTCAACAATAAATGCCTGATCTCTAAGCTCAACGTCAATCGTAGTCTCGTTTTGCACATCTTGAGTTAGTGTAAGAGACCTAGCAGATCCAGCACCGGATCTTGTCATTGATAGGCTAGTTGCAGTAGAGTTTAATCCATCACCTGAAAGTGTAAATGTAGGAAGCCTGATCAGGTTTGGGTTTGAAACGCTAATCATTCTATTCTTCAGGCCGAGAGATGCGTTTGTTTGAGCTTCAAAAACAGGCGTGTTTTTTTCCACTTTCTCTTTTCCAACTGTGCGTCCAAACTTTTGTATGATAGAATAATCGACTTCATCATCTCCAAAAGCAAACTTAACAATAGAAAATGATCCATCGTTTCTAGCTAAAAATGCTCGCCCTGTGTCTGTGAGGACTGCATCAATTATAATATTGTTTGTTGAGTGATCTAAGAATCCCATGTGTTAAACTCCAATGGTAAATATAATTTCATTCAGAAGAGCGTAAATCCTCTACGTTAATCGTGACAACTTGTGCCTGTTGTCGATCGACATTTAGTATCTGTAGTTTATAAACGCCATCGTTTTTATCCGTTGCTAAGAAATGCATATCCTCATTATTTTTGTCTATGATAGATAAGTATTCCGGATCAAAAAATACAGTAGCAGTAAAATGATTACTGTCTTTCATTGAATCAACGGTTAACCCTGCCTTAAGGTAAAAATTCGGATACGGCTTTGGTGCGCCGGACGGGGATATCATCTTTTTGACTAGAGAGTTTTTGTACCTGTCAAAACTGATCTCCATTTGTTCTGAGTAGTTTGATGTAAAGTCGTGGGCGTCCAAGCAACACATAGCATATATGTATTTTGAATCTTTGGTAAACTCATCGTCGATATAAAAAAGAATAGGGTTTGATGTATAAATTACTGACGATGCTCGAGGAGTCTCAGATCTAGGTGTCGGAATCACACTATCATCAAAGTCATACTCAATCATTAGTTCAAACGGCTCATTTATAGTTTTTCTTCTAAATAGCTGAAATCTCTTTATATCTCTTTGAGAGTTTGTAGGAAAGTTCCACATCACCATTAGCTTATTAACTTGATAATCCCAAATGTACTTGATGTCTGCGGGGTGGGGAGGAGGTGCTGTCTCAATGCATTTTACCATCACTGAGTCTGAAGGCCTGGATGAGACTAGCGCGTTGATTGCAAAAACATCACCTGTCACGTCATTAAGCGCTTGCATTTGAACTAGCGCTATAGCCCTTACTGAATAAGAATAGCATGAGCCGTACTTTATCTTGGAGTCAAACCCGCTTCCTACAGTTGGGCTAGTTAAGACAATAGGATCTCTCTCGACCATCATACCGTCTGACATTACTTCATGCTTGTCAATCACATAACCTATGACTTTTGCAGCATTCTTAAATTCACCCTGCTCAACCTTTTGATACGAAATAGGAACAATTGTACTAGAAAAATCATTCTCGGATAATGCAGCCAGCCTGGATCGTGAACGATACGCTTGCTGAAGGCTAGACAATGAATTTGCAAAATCAGACATTCTTCCAGAGTATGGGCTTAAAGAATCTGCAGCAGAATCTCTCAATACTGAGCTAATAAACTTGTTGTTAATTTGTGAATATACCTTAATCTTTCTTAGCTGCTGCAACTTGCTGACTTTAACTTCTGCATCTTGAGATGAATCAACATATGATACGCCATCTGCCTCGTTGTCAGTTATTAGCTCTAAAAGTGTGTCACCCTTCACTAGCTCGCTTGTCATCTCGTTTAAGACTTGCGCCTTATCAGTATCGCTAGCGTCGATGTCAGCCCTCATATTGACAGACGCCCTGGTAAGAGAAGCCAACCTCTGTGCAATTGCATCGTCCTGTAATACGACCGCGCTGGTCCCTTTTGTCGCAATATCAAGTTCGCTTTGAATCTTTGAAAAGTTCTCAAGTATTAGTCGCTCTACGTCTTGTGAGTTGCTAATTTGTGTAACAAACTCATTATCAGAAGATGCGTTTGTCTTTACAGTGACTGCACCAAATGAAAACTTCACAAACCTAGGGACTCTTGCCTCGATATTTCTTAGCTGGCTTGGGGTCAACGTGAGGTCGTTAGAGGCTGCAGAGCCAGCTGCCCTGGGATCTCCGGAGTCATCTAACTTTTCGTCAGGTACAAAAAAGTTGTATGAAAACTGTGCATCAAAACCTTTTGGCTCTGGAACGTCTATAGAGGTTATAACCATAGAGGGAAATGACGTTGGCATTATTCTCCTCCCTCATGACCTAATGACACAGTAACAAAAAACTCGCTGAATGAACTATAGTTTTCAGATCTGGCCCTTGGCTTAAGCCTATACGTGGTATTTCCTGCATCATCCATAACCTCTTGTGTTAATTCTGATAATAGCTTACTATTGTACATTTGTTTACCAGCATCTGTCTCTCTAGTTGCATCTATATCTATATCAAAATCATCAGGTTCTACGGCAAGCATAAATACTCTATCAAATACCTTAGGTGCAATTATCCTTTGTTTCATAATCGCTGAAGAGAATAAATTCGACGAACATAACATTCTAAAATTGTCTAAGTCTGCATATGATAGTTCAGGGCGCTCTAGCTCTTCCTGTGTATCATCGCCTGTCGTCAAGACTTCATTTATCGACGGAACTAAGTATCTCTTTGCTGAAAACTCATTTGCGACACGTACGGTTGTTGTTCCTCTCGTGGTAACTGTCCTTAGAAGATTTGAGACTGGAACATCACCAGTAGTAATAAATGGGGCAACAGCCTCACTAGTCTCAGAAAGCATCAGCGTGCTCATTCCGTCGGAATCAATAGTAAGATCCAGGACGCTGTCACTCTCTGTAAACGTAGATTCAGTGATATTCATCCCAAACAGGAGTTGATAGTACAACTTTAGAATGTAATCAACGGCATGGTTAGAAAGCATCTTTCCTACTGATAGGTTATCAATTGAGCTATATACATTGTTCTCTATTATCTCATTACCCAACATGGATGATCGTTCTTCAGAGTATGTTATTTTGCTAAATTTGACTTTTGAAGAAAGCATGCTTTGTAACGTATCTCTTTTATCATCAATCTCTTCAAAAGCACCGGGCATTAAAAACATGGATGCATCAAACAAAAATGTCTTAGGCTTAAATACTAGATCTCCAAACTCTAAGTCGCGCTTGTACACATTGACCTTTATGACAGCCTCGTCAGACAGCGACTCAGTAGACACTTTTTTTCCTAAAATATATGGTGGGTTTAGTAGCGCACCAATCATTCCTGCAGGAATCCCCACTGATAGAACCCTGACATTTTCAGCAGTTATTCCAGAAAGGTAAGGATCCTTAAGGATAACACGCATGGCATTTACCTCATTCTCGGTTATCGTTCTTTGAGATGAAATGTAAGAATCATTTGTGTTTTCTGCAGATAGTTCTTTTGATAATACTCTCATAAGCCTTACCTGACTATCTGAAAGGGAAGACAGGATCCTTCTACCCATAGGGTTTCCTGTCATAACTTTTAGTGACTTTTTAATGTCGCTGGTAGAGTTCCTTAAGTCTAAAAAGTCAGATAACCTAACCGCAGACTCATTGACTGAAGTCCCTAACGCATCCAGTATTGCTAGACCATTTTTAATAAACTCTAAATCAGTAACTAGCGACTCTAACGTCGAGTACATATTGTCAAAAACCGCATCAGAGTCTTCTGAGTCGTCATTTTGATTTGCAGCAGCCGTCAAAGACATTGACCCTCTTTCGGCTAGAAGATCTCTAGACATTTGAGAGAATGAAGTAGAGCGCTTTGACCTGGTCTCCCTAAGCCGATCCACAATCAGCTTGTCTTTTACTTTAGCAATTCCTAAAAGCTCACCGATAGCGTCTTTTGTGTTTTCATTTGAGTCAACCTTAAACGCTGTATAGTTTTTGCCCTTAATGTTGACAGCCGTAGATGACACATACCTAGAAGTGAGATTGATGAATATTTCAAAGACTAGCATCAAAATCGCATCTTCATCAAGCTTGTTCCAGAGTGTTGTGCCCTCATCAGTAAATGTAGAAGATCCGCTATCCCTTCGTGATAAGTCTGCAGCACTAGCCTGTAGGGTTTTTGAAAAGTCTAATATAGAGGTCAACAAATCTTTTGATCTTCTAGTTGTACTGGAGAGAGAAAGCATCGTAGTATACACAGACTCAGGATCAACACGGTATCTCCTAAACCCTCTCGACTCTCTAGTAGATGCTTTTTCTATGTTTTCCTCATAGTGGCCAGCTATTTCTTTGCTAATGTCTGCCAGCGGATTCTTGATCGCGTTTGCTATAATCTTTGGATCAATCCTCGGTACCGCCGTTAAGTTTGAGTTAGGAAATGCTTTGGATGTGTTCTTTGACATCTGAGGTGCTGACGTTCCTACAGTACTTAGGGTTGACCTTCGTGTGTGCCTTCTTGATCTACTCTTAACCTGCGTTTCTCTCCTAAACGGCTTCAGTTGCCTCGAATCTTTAGATCCCTTAGTGGTATCATCCAAAATATCGCGAAGCTGCATTAAATATAGGAACACTGCATGCCTCATCGTCCGATCATCTTTACACTGCCTCAGCAAAGAAGCAATTATGAGCTGGCGTTTATCGACGTTCGTTTTTGAAGACATACCGCTAATACACTCATGAACAGATCTTAGTGCATCACGATAGATTGATGAAGGAAACAACGTTTCGTCTTCATCATCAGTGTTAACGAGTAGCGACAAAAACTCAGTCGCATCGCTTGTTACCTTGTTAAATTCATTTGCAAATGCTACATACGGCCCAACGTCTAGTGGTTTCCTTGTAACTTTAGGATCTAGAGGTCCCCGTAAAGCAACATCAATAAATGCAAAGCTTCCTGGATAGAAAACTTGATTTCTGCTATCACGAAAAGGCCGAGTCTCAAAAGGAAGTATCTTGTTTCCTGATGAGTCTTCAATTATCATAAAGTCAGCTATGCTTCCCTTTGGCCGAGTTGCAGATAATATTGTTCTCCCTGTATCACCTAAAGACTGATGCAGTCCGGCTGATCTGCTGTCTGCTACCTTGAACCGTTTCCCTAGAGTTTTATTTTTAAGGTACCCTATTCCAGCAGACATTGTTAGCTCTCTAGACAATGAAACAATAAGCAGCTTAAGTGTTGATTCTAAGTCTGTGGGTAAAGAGTCGAGAAATGTCATATAATCATTCGAGTCAGATGCATCGAACTTTTTATCACCAAGCTTATTAAGCCTGAACTTAAAATTATGAGTCGGGGAAAGCCAGTCATAATTTATGCGAACTGAGCTTTCGTCGTTTTGCCTTTTGGGATTATTTTCGCTTAACAGGCCATAACTGTGCCTTGATATTGCCCTGTACATGTCTTCCAAAAACTGGCCTAAGACCTTTGTGTTTGAAAACTTTTCATATCCTTCATCAGAGAAATCTAGAAGGTTTACAAAGACAGACCTAAGATCTAAGCTCTCATTTTGTGGATTTGACTCGCCGCCTGACTCTAAAAGCTGCTGCGCAGATGCCGCTATTTTGCTTGAATTATCCTTTATGTCCAGCGAAAGCTTTGCAGCATCAAACTCGCCGATTGTAGATGACAGAACTTCAATAAACTTTTTGATCTGAACCATCTCATTAGAATAGTTTTCTGCCAGGGCAGTGTATGAAGACTCTACGTCTTCTGCTTTTATCTGTGAAACTGCATCCTCAACATTCTCAATCTTTAATTGCCTGGCCAAGTAGCGTACGTCAAATAGATCACTAATATTGTTCTTTTGCCCAGAGTCTTTATAGATCGGTAAGAAATCCAAGACACCAATAACCTCAGGCCGGTATGAACTTACGGACGCGTCTCTTAAAACTGCAGGTAATCCCATAGGGGACTCATATATAAATTCATCAGATGTTGATGATGCATCAATATCCGGTGGCGGGTTAGGCTTTACAGGGACCGGGGGAATGCTAAATATCTTGATTGTCGGCATGGGATTAATCATCGTTGCCGCCTGAAGCCCTCTAGATAGTTTAAGGGTTGTTTCAGGAACTATCGCCCTCCACGGTCCTCGCCTTCTTAGGAGTGTTTGCTTTTTTGAATAGTTTAATCTAACCCTTTTTGACGCAGCATACTCTTTTTTTGCAGCAGGTGATAGAGCAGATGAGATTCTTCGCTTTCGAATGACCAACTGCCTATTCTGTACAACCGCTGCATCTCTAGCTCCAAGTGCAGATGACTTAAGTTTTGCTGCAGATAGTGCAATGCGGCTGACTCCAGGGTTCAGGTTTGATGCAATTGCCCTAGTTACACTTCTCCCCTTTGCGACAGTTCTTGCTCTAGTTCCAATCTTAGAACCTGCATATATGGTGTGTGGCTTTTTTCTTGCTCTTGCCATGGCAACATTTTGAGAACCCTTTTCACGGTTCATGTTCCCAGCCTGCTCAGCCATAGTCCTCGCCTGCTGAGCAATCAGCTCTTTTTTATAGGGCGCGCCCTTTGACGACTTAGTGATTATCCCAGATGTTGCAGATCCTGGAGTGTCAGCTGCTGCAGTTATAGCAGACTTTGCCCCTTTTGATATTGCGGCTGATTTCTTTGCACCACGTGCTGACTTTGAAGAGCGCTTGATTATGCTAGCGCCTCTTTTTAGCCGAGAGTTTCTATGTTTTTTTGAAGTAGACTTTCCCTTTGCTGTACCAGAGATGCTGATCCCTATTCTCTGGTTGTCATCTATGTCGACGACTTTTGACTCATTGGAAGATGATTTTGCGATTGCAACATTTACGTTCATCTTTTCGCCGACCTGATCTTTTAAAGATCTTGTTCCTCCGCGAGCATTTTTAATTGCCTTAATGTTGAGATAATTTCTGCGCCTTTTACTCTTAATTGACATGTTATCCTCCCACCACGAAAACAGGGTACTCTTCGCTTTCAGTAACGTTGGCACCCTCTGATTCTTGGCCGTAAGTATAGTCAGCAAATACAGGGACTATAGAGTATGTAGTTGTCCCTATCTCAGAACCAAGATCATCATCCACATATTCAAATTTACCGGTTGAAGACATGTTGTGTACTGTACCTATAGGACTTTTAACTCCCTCATGCTCAGCCAAAATGATAAAATGATCAATTTCGTCTAGCGCACCGAGTGCAGTCCATCCTATAATCGTCTCATATTCTCCTGAGGATGCAGCATTCACAGAAGTAATTTGTGTCCTTTGACTGGGTATTGAAACGTCTGCGCTTACGTCGATTGATGATCTTCCTTGCAGGAACTGATTTTTTGGTACAAGGCCAGACAAAGATGAAGCACCAAGACCCCTAGCAGTCGAAGGAATAACGCCTGTTCGCAGAGTAAAGGGATTTAAAAACTTTGAGACCTTTAACTGAAAATCTCTATCTGTGTCTATATTAACACTAAGCTCAGTCGTATCTGAAAACAGAGAACCAGGATCTCTCATTAATGCCTTACATGTGTACCTATAGGTCCTTCCGGGCAAGGTATCGGTCACACCTGCTTTCGCTCTTGTCTCCCTGTTATCAATAAATACACCTATTTTTTGCACACCAAAAGTTTCTGTTTCACCTGATATGTTATCCTGTCTTTCTACCAACGCTGCTATCATAGATGAGAGGCGGCCTCTATTGTCTGAGATTTCTTTTTGAAAGTCTGCGGAAACACCTGCCTGATCTAGCAACTGTAAGACCTGATTGTACCCTTCATCCGTGAATGCGGCTGTAACATCGAAACTAACAGTTGCGGTACCGCTGTCATCTATCGTTACTGTTGGTTGCCCCAGAGATAATGTTATATTATCTTGCTCAAAGTCAACGATATGCTCATGAAGCACATCTACTTTTCCTAAAACTTTTTTTCCAGAAGGGTATATCATCACACATTGATATCGATATATCCTGTTTGGTTTTGCGTCAGGATCTACAAATATTAGCTCTGTCGACTCTGATGTTATCGGTATTACCTGATCATCAGGATCCTTTCCGATAATTTCGCAATGCCCGTGGTGTGGTCGAGTCGCACACTTATTTGTCATGTTTGTCTTTAATATGTACGCAGCAATTGGTCCCTCAGGAATATTGCTCAACCTGATCCTCACTCCGCTTAAAGAAGACTCAGCAAAAATTGAAACATGCTCAAAGTCACCGCTTTTAACGCTCCCCTTTGTTGGCAGCGAAAGGGCCCTTGAAACAGCATTCCTAAAACCCCTTGACTTTGTCCCCCTAGGGCCCACTGCAACAGCACGATATATACATGTCATCGTGTTGTTTACTTCATCTGTGTAGTTCATCGAGCCGTCATCATATCCTAGCGATAATACTGTAATTTTTTTATACCCCCTAGAAATACTAGCGTCTTTAGGGTTCAGGTATTTTCTATACAGAATGATCTTTGTTCCCATGGGATCAAGCTGCTGAAGTTGCAGCCTATTCAACCCCAGCGTAGAACTTGAGATCTGGATTGAGGGCGGAGCTTTTGGAGTAAAGTATTCGTCTAGCTTTTTCTCGTGATTTACCTCCCTCACAGTTTGGTAAACTATTTGCCCTCTAGAGCCAAGAAGCTCGAACAAGAAATACAGCTTTGAAGAGCCTTTTCCGGCGCGCCTATTAATATAGACAACCTGGTTCATGCCTTTCCACCGAGCAGGAACGATCTTCCTTATTATATTGGTATTTGTCGTGACTGTTGATATACCTCCATGGCGGCGAGTCTTTCTGTCTCTTTGAAAATGTGTCATTAAGTTCTTTGTTGAATTATGAAACCTGCCCCTGCGTAGTGCAAGAGATTTTTTTCGTGCCGCTTTTACCCTAGCGATCTTTGAAGACACGTCCCTAGCCCTTTGCTGACGTCCATACTTCTGAATTCGGACACGCATCGCTCTTGTACTTCCTGAACCTTTAATTCCTTGGGTGGCATCCCTAGAAGAAATAAGGGGAAAGTCAATATTACCAACAAAAGAAGGGTCAATGCCATGATTAATAATTGATTTTACGGCGCTCGACCTGATAGACTTTCCTAATATCCTGTCTTTTGTTGTTAAAAGAGACAGTGACGTATTTGCGCTTTCTTGATTTTTGGTCTTAGATGCCTCTGTAGACTTTACGGCACGAAGGATTGTCTTGTTTCCAACTAGTCGGTCGGCCTGATCAGGGGCACGAAGGATCCTTTGAGCTACCTCATTATTAATCGAAGAAGTAATATCACCGTATGATCTACCGACAAACCTCTCCTTAGACTTTCTTATCTGATCCTTTCTAGACGAAAACCTTGTTTGAACATTTTTGACTACGCCCCTAGAAGTTTGAACGCCTTGAAAAAAGCTACTTCTGACTAACGGATTTCTTGTATACACTGTCATCCTGACTATTTTTGCATCGCGTAGAATGCTATTCGGTATATTTGCGAAATAGTTTATCCTATAAACAGGCCTGCCGAACCTATCAATATCCACTAGTCTTGCAAAGTCTTTATCAATCTTTAAAACACTTTTGACTTGTTTTAAGTTAATCTTCATATCGTTAGTCCAAAATTACCGTAAATAGATTCACAAACGTTGCATTACCAAAGTCGTCCTGGTATACCCTTCCCAGAAAAAATACCCTAACACCAGCAGAGTATGGATCTTCATCAGGAAACTCCCCAAAGTCTATGATCGCCAACTTTTCAATCCCGTCCGGGCGGACGTCTAACATTTGACACACTATGTTATTATCTTTTGAGGTTTCTGAAAATCTTATTTCAATTGACTCTTTATTTTCCAACTGCTGCATTAAATCTTGATAAGTTAAGATTTGTGCTTGATTTAATTTCTTGTACGTACCAAGAGGCTTTCCAGTAGTCCTGCCTGCCTCCCTCCTGTTAACAGGAGGTAAGTACCTATAGTTAGGAAGGTGTGATAACCTAACATCCTGGAAAAGGCTCTCAACATCATTAATTGATGACTTTGTAATACTGCCGGCCTGAAATGGCACTGAATCTGTGATCCTAAACTTCATGTCTTTGGGGTACAAAGAAAATGCATTACTTTCTGAAAATGGATCTGTCGTTCCGATGATATATTGATCCTGAAAGTTTGTCGTTGATGTCTCAAGCACCCGTTGCGCAGCACTGCGGATGGAACCTGTCAATACCTGCAGCCTCTTTCCAGACGGAGCAGACTCAGAGGGTGCAGAACCTGACAGTAGTTTTCCTCCTGATATTTCTACATCACCGCCTCGAAACGGCATAAGCCGGCCGGCATCATCTGTCTCAAAAATAATTTGATCTTGCTGGCGATTGCACGCTTCAAAATACAGCCTCGATGACGCATCATCAGCGATACTTCCGGAGTTGCCGGTATAAAACGTTCCCATATCGGTAAAACTAGCAAACTTAATTTGCAGTTCTCCGTCAGCAACCTGCCGTCGCCCTTCAAGAGTAATGATCGTATCCATTACTCGCTTTTTGTTATTTAGTATGCCTGCCATATCCTATAACTATCCTCATCAAGAAGTCGTTAGCGAAAGAGTAAAAGAGATTATCTCTAAACACACTCCAGTAAAGCTACTGCAGTCTGAAACGTCGAGGTTTCCATTTAGGTTATTATAGTTCCCGAATACCCATGAGGTTGAGTTGACTACCTGGTCTGCAAGATCGTCCGCGACTATAAGCGCAGATGAACCGTATATGTCTGACGACACAGACATTACATACGGAACTTGCCAAAATGGATTTGATTGAATTCTTCCAGCGGTGCTGTTCGGCATGTTAGTATTAACTCCAGAAGAGTACTGCTCAGGAGCGCAAAATACTAATGCTAGCCTACCCCCGGCAGCGACTTGCTTATCATTCGTAAATGGGATTGTGACTACACAGTCAACGAGCTGGTTCACTCGCGTTGCTTTTGTTACTGAGTACTCTACCTGGAGACGCGCAGGAAACTTTCCGCTCCCATCACCCCAGCCTTCACTTCGATAATTTGCCGACGGAATTGCCAGTTCGCTACCCCCAGATATCCATGCCATTGACTGGCGATTATTCACATAAGGTATTTTGCTAATTGGTCGGATGATTGTTGATCCAGCCTCAAAGTCTCCTGCGCTGCTTAAAGCAAAGTTTGTACTGTCAGCATAGTCAGCTGATGCATCAGTTCCGAGATTTATGAGATAACAATCAATAAAACTTCTTGCAGTTCCAGTAAATATGCTAGCCTGCCTTTCATATGAGCTAGATGAGCCTCGGGTGAAATTTTGATCCCTGACCCTGACCTTTGCAGTAATCGTCATAGAGTCTACGCTTATCGTTGATGCCGTATTATTTTGAAATACTGTCATATCTTCGACAAAGTCTTCAATGATAAATGGGGTGTGGGAAGCTGCGCCTTCCAGATAAAGCTGGGCTGGATTCCTACATGTCTCTGCGTTGCCGCTAGAGTTATTTTTTGCAACAGCCCAACCATTCCACTTCACAGATCCCCCAGGGCCTGGTGTTGCCATGGGGTGATATCCTGATCCTGTACCGGAGAATCCTTGGCTTCCAGCGCCCTCTGTTCCTATCTTAACAGAGTCGCCGGAAAGATAAGAGAACCACTGTGGATACGCGGATGTGACCCGAGTATATTCCCAATGCCTAAGGTCCGATTGTGATGCTGAATCTCCCGTAAAGTCATTTGAATATAATCCAAACCCCAACCGATCTACTAAGTTACTGCCGAAGTTTTGCTGATCATTCTTTAGATCGCTAGTCATATCTGTGTAGTACGCCGAGTAGGTTCGGCTACCGACCGTCGACCACTCTGTGCTCGAAACTATTAGTGCCTTGCCATTAATGGCTTGGCTTGCGGACGTTCCATCGATTCCTGCCTTTGACTTTGTTAGGTTTTGATTTAACACATACGATGTTGAGTTCCCTAATGAATCCTTGATAGTCATTGTATACTCAATTGAAGCAACATCATGAGAGTTAGAGAATGAGGTTGGGTTATTTGTTGTAACCGTTGTGCTTGAATGAGTAAGTGTTGTAGGGGCAGTGATTCTATTCGCCGCTGTCGCAACAACCTTGAATGTAGAATTACTAGATAAACTAGCATCTGCAGTCAGCGCTGTTGATCCCTCGTAAGCCTTGAATGTTGCAGCTGCCGGTGCATAGTCTGATACTACTCCTGCGCTTGATGCAGGAAGTGTAACTGCGTTTGGTGTCCAGTCAAATGTAATTCCTGACTGGCCAACTTGTCCCTGGGCACGTTTTTGGATAGACAGGACCATCGCTCCTGTGTGTGTTGTGCCCCCTAAGTTTCCGGATGTTGGAAAGCTTACCTGAATCCCTGTCCACTTTACACTTGCGGCAGGTGACGTCTGCGTTGCATTTTCGACTAGAGCCTTGCATTGATTTGATACAGCAGATAGCTGCAACCGAAGAAGTTCGTTATTTCCACCGTCGTATATTTCAACTTCATGATTAGAAGAGTCATAAGTTACTGAAATACTTGGGATTGTTGCGCCGTTTTCATCAATTGCAATTGCCGACCAGGATGAGCTAGTTTGATCAAATGAATATTGGTTTGTGCTAGGTGATGTTCCACCGGTCAAATTAAACTGTAATGTCGTCGTTAGGCTAACCACAGCTGCTGTTGAAAATGATCCTGCACCGTACGTCGGGGTCCAGTCGCTAGTACTATCAAGCGCTATCACCTGAGGCTTCCAAGCAGCAGATAGGCCGTCTCTTCCGTCATCACCCTTTCTGGCCTTTGATATTGACTGTACAACACTAGCGCCTGAAATCGTGGTACCATTTGCCTTCTTTATTTCTAATGTCCATACAATCGTAGTACTATCACTGCTCATTGAGCTTATTGCAGCATACTGAAGACTGCTGGTACCGGCACCACTCTCATTTGATGTTGATTGATTGGTAGTACCTGCACTGATTGCTGTTACCTTAAACTGCCCAGCGGACAGTGATCCCCCATACGCAACTGATGTCAGGGCCGTTCCACCCTCCAAAACCTTGATTGTTGCAGCAGTTGGAGCAAAGCTGGCCACATTGCCTGATGCATCTGAAGCTAGGGTAACTGCGGCCGGTGTAACTGACATTGATACCCCTAATCCATCTTGGCCTGCAGTTGCCTTAGATATACTCTGGATTACCGCCGATGTTTGTGATGATCCGTCTGATAGCTTTGCTTCTATGTCCCACTTTATTTCTGTGGAAGGGGTTGACATCGATGATATCGCACCATACGGTAGGCTACCCCCTGAGGGTGTGCCCTCATTGGATGTTGCTTGGTTGGTTGATCCTGCTACAATTGATGTAACCCTAAACTGGCCGTTGGACAACGAGCCACCATGGGCAACAGCGGTAAGTGATGAAGCACCTTCAGTGACGACTATGGTACATGCTGTGCCGCTATAATCGCTGACAGCACCTTGGCTGTCGGCCGGTAACGTAACTGAGTTTGGCTTTACACTATAGCTGGTACCCCCAATACCCTCGACTGTAACTGTGTAAACGTGGGGAAATGTAGCGCTAACAGCAACCCCATCAGCGGTGTATGCGTATATCGTCACGCTAAGAGTATTGACTGCGGTTGTAGATCCTGTCCAGTTGCTAGGGGTGATATGTGCTTGATTATTGACTTTAGTAATAGCAGCAGACAGGCTGGACATCGAGTTTAAAGAGATGTAATATGTACCTTGCTTTTGATAGCTGGCACTATTTGAGTCTTCATATGTGTATGTTGTTGCACCTGAATTAACATACACATCAAATTCACCAACTGAGTAGTTTGTAACGCCTGTCTGGGTATCATACGGAAACTGTGTATTGTCTTTTGTGATTCCCCATGTAAGTCCAGTGGTAGGCTGTCCCCCTACATCAAGCTCATCGCATGTGATCTTGCCATAAACACGTAGGTTTGCGCCGAAACTTGATCTACCGATTAAGACATCATGAATCGTGGAAATGTATATGATGTCTTTTGAGATACCATCATTTCTAGAAAACCAAAATACACTTTTCCGGAGCTTGTCTATGGGAATTTGCGGGTCATGTACAGCAGTATGGGGAGCTTTTGGTTTTGCCTTTTGAGGCCGGCCCCTTACTTTCCATTTCTTAGCCACTTAGTCCCCCGCACTATATAGTAATCGTAAAGTCAGCATTGACGTCAGGGTTGTCTTCCCTGTCCCTTACGTCTCCATCAAAATATGGTACTGATGACGTTGCGTGTGAGCTTAGGTTTTGAGATCTTGTGTTGATGGGTGAAGTAGTATCACCTGTCTCTGAATCTATGAATAGCACTGAAACTGCTGGTACAGTTACAAATGATCTGTCATTTTCTGACTCACCACCCTCATTAAAGAACCGCGTGTTCTTTCTTTGCTCTAGCATATCCCTAAACTGCCCGTACGTTTCTCTTCTGTACACCGCAGACGCATTCACTGGAAGCGCGCTTTTTAGGCCATATTTCCAACCCCTGATCTTTGGTGTTGATCTTCTAGTGCCAATATTTGTGGGGACTAAATCAACAGAGCCACTCATACCATTCCCAGAGCCAAACCAGAATTTAAGGATAGCGTCTCTTGCAGCAGGAAGCTCAGTCTCACCAGCAGGGCTAGAAATAATAATATCGTTTCCGCCACCGGGAAGTGCCAAAAAAACGCTTTTAGGAATTGCTTTTCCTATAACACTATTAGATGAATTGACAATATTGATTTCATCATCAAACCCATCTAAAAGAGATAACCGGTCGACATCAGCATATACACCCTCAAACGGAAATGCACCCATCCAACGAGCGTTAATCGCGTCAGATCCAAAAGTAATAGAGAAGCTATTGTCTGCTAACCCATATGGTGCAACAGGAATTGCATCGTCTGCGCCGCCTGATCCTGCTCCCCCGTTTAAAGATTCTGCCAAGCCCGGGTTTGTTATGGCATGGTATATAGAAGGATCACCAACCAGGCTATCATAGTACCGTTCACCAGAGTCAGGGTGCCTGACAAATCTCCTAAATGTTCCGGAGTCTTGTAGGGTCATTGATCGATTGAGATTCTGCCAGGGTGTCCCAATTGCTGCAGCATTGGGTGTACCGTTTGCTGTCGCAGAAATTCCCCTTGCTTTGGGCGTAGGCCATGGGGCTGGTGTCGAAGCACCACCAATTGATTCTTCATCCAGCATACTGCCGGTAACATGCTCCTCGAACATGCTGCCAGCAAAGCTCTCAATATATTCAACATCAAACTGATCAACAACAGGGTTGTCTCCAATTACTTGATGAATTTGGTTTGACACCAGTGATTGTTCTGACGATGGTAGGAGTTCCTTGTCCTGCTTGATAAACGAGCCAAACAGAATCAGTTTTCCCGCACCAGGCTCAAGGGTCATATTTGGCCCTGAGCCTCGTCGTCCATGGAAATTGTACCCATATGGATCCTTTGTTGATGGACCACAGTCGGTCACTCGGCCTAGCTTTCCTGGCATGGTTGTCTGCCACCCAAAAACCAGTTGATCTTCTGGCATTATGATATAAGGGCTTGTATCATCAAATTCAAATGTATTGACATTTCGTGGCCTTACCGACATCCGAAGGTAGTTTTGTTCGCTGGTGTAATCAAGATCTGGAGCGACCCCCCGGGGTTGCATACCGTCTACACCTTTCACTAATGCGCGTGGGTCAGTTGAACGTATACCCCTTCCGGATCTTCCGCCTCTCCAAGATGTGCGGAAGTTAAACTCATCATTCCCATCATGACCGGTCTGGAATGAAAATGATCCTGACATTGTTACCGGACGCTTTGAGACTCCTCTCATGATGTAACTTCCAGTGGGTGAAGGCTGAACCTTATGGGTACCACCCCTACTGATGTTCAACGTTCCACCATTTTGTACTTCAAACTCAGCCAGGCCATCACCTGAGTCGATCCTGATTCGATCACCTGGCTTATAGCCATACCCACGTACGGCCCCATCTACAAGAATTGTGGTGACCGCACCGCCGGCTCCGATGGCTGTCACATATACCTTTGCACCTACCCCGGTGCTGCTACCTTGAGCAGTCGTACCCAGCAGGGCTGCGGGATCGGCTGTATATCCAGAACCCCCAGCGGTCTTGATTAGATCGCCTGGATAGCCGGTGAGAGGGCCGTATAGAGTGGGTGGTTCAAAATCAGCTGTCGGCTGAAATGATGTTGCATTAAAGTCACCGAAATTTTGTGTGGCAGCCTCAAAAGGAGTAAAATAACCATAATCTAGCGTGTTGACTTCTCTTGCTAGCCCTTCGTCGAGCACTCCACTCATATCATTAATCATAATAGCATAAGGTATGCCTGAAGGGCTCTGTGATCCTGAGGGTGCTGGTGCATAGGTTGTCCACTGCCCGTAGGTCACCAGATCACGTGTCGTATCAACAACAGCTGTAGTTGCATTGCTGCCACTAGTAAGCTGAGTTTTTCTTGGTACAGACCCAGTGATCTCAAATATGCCTAGAGCACCATTATCATCAACATTTGCTGAGAGTGAGTTATATGAATAAGGGAACGATGCCTTTGATTGCCTAAGCATAAAAAATGAATTGATCGCTGCCCTGTGACACTGGTCAACATATGTCGGCATCCACATCGGGTCGCCTCCTGACAATCCAGATCTCCCCATACAATCTGTCCACCCCGAATTTTCTCCGTTGTCGATCTGTGCGTTTGACTGGCTCGTTATCTGGTTCCAGCCGTTTGAATCAGCCAGGCTCGGTACTGAGCCTGATCTGTATGAATCGTAAAATGATAGATTTGTCAAAAAATCATATGATGAACCCGGGCTCCATGATCCAGAATATGCATATACATATTTTTCTAGAACAAACGGAGCCGTGATGTACCTAGACATATCAAGGGCTTGAGAGCCCGTAGCATGGAACTTGGGGTGAAATGGAAATCCGAATTCTGAGATGGGCCGGCATTGTGAGTTTGTTCCTGATGCAATAAGCTCAACCCCTCTAGAAAAGCCTATACATGCAGTGTCTAGAAATGACTTGACCTGCCCCTCTGAGTATACACGTTGGGTTTGGCCAGGACCAATAGTCTCCCACATCCTTCTGTCAAAATTGTAATACACCATCAAGTTATTAGGACCACCATTTCGGCGGCCTCCGGTGGTCCCAGGTTCATCTACTAAATAACCGAAATGTGTACGATCGGCCGGCTCAAGGTCAATCACGATCATCGCCTTATCCCTAAGGGGCGATGAGAAAAACTCTTTTATCTCTCCTGAAATTCCCTCTTCATAAAATTCAAGTTCCGGAAGTGCAACTAGAGAATCATCATATGCAGTAAACAGTCGGACTCTCTCATCTGATGATATGTCAAGGGTGGGGTTCCCGTCAGAGACACCCCTGCGAATCGGTGCCTGCGCCACAATAGGTTTAGGCCCGAGAACACTGGGCGTAGCTATGTTCGTCAAGCCTAATGGGGGCCCTGACAATAGTATCGATGATGTTGTGTGAAGGCGTGTTCCTTGGGCTATCCGCGTAAGATATTTTGTATCATATGGAAGTACAACGGGATAAATTGCCGACTGGGGTTGTCCTCCCTCAAAAGACTCAGCAACTACAACATTCTTAAAGTCCCTAGCACCCACCTCAATAGGTGTATTACCACCTCGGCCGGGACACATTTGGTTTAATCTAACAACATTATTTTCGACAATAGCGCGGATTCTTAATGTCGGGGTATGCTGATTTACTGTCTCCGCAAATTTTGCTGCGGCTTGCATACCTAGAACCTTGCGTAGGATCTGCCTGTTTGACTTCGGTGTGGTTGATTTATCAATTTTAGCCCTGTACTGCTCCTGCTGTTGCCATCTCGTTCTCTGCTCTTTTGAAAGATTCGTTAGATCGACGACTGTTGAGTCTGCCTCGGATATTATGCCTCTTTGAAACTCGAACTTTCTAGATCCTGCTGTGCGATACATGCGCAGATCCTTGAGGCCCCAGTTATCTCCAGTGGTGGAGGTCGCGTATAGCTGAGCAATGCGTACGTAATAAGGAGATCCGGGATAAGAAATATTAACTTTGATGCGGTGCAGTCCTGATGTTGCTCCGCCTGGAATCGAGGTAGTGTTCCTGTTATCAGCTAAAGTACCTCCCCCCTGACTTTCAGCAACAGGAATGAGCTCCAATGTCTGTACAGGTTCATTTCCTACAGCAATCCCATGGACCGTATACCACGTAGTGCCGTTTGTTGAATATTGTACAACAAGACCCTCGAACCCGGCGGCAAGGACACCCGAGGAATCCGGAGGTTCCATGCGAAGCCGCCCCCACGCGTCGTAGGCGGGGTACGTCAAGTAGTCCCACCCTCCCCGAGCAACTAAAAAGCTCAGTAGGGTATCACCATTTGTACCTTCGCTAGGAGAAATTAGCTGATTTGAAAATAATGATCTGCTTCCACCAACTGTGGCACCGGTTGCCGGATCAACAGAGGTTGCCACCTGAGGGCCGGCAAACACAAGAAGCTGACCTATGAGAATTGACTCCCCGGCGATGGGGGCCAATTGACTTCTTAGCACAGGCGTTGGTGAGGCGCCGGCGGGGGCAACGTCGGGGAATGTTCTCCAGTCTGGAAATGCGGCGCGGAAAGCTGAGGAACCATTTGTGTCTCCTCCTCCCGTACCGTCAGGTAATGAAGTGGTTGCCTTAGCGCCGGCCCCATGGCCCGTTTTTCCTGTCAAGAATTCCGTAAGTGGAGGCCCAGGCCAAGAACCATGTAAAGTAATAGTTCTAGCGTCTAGAGGCATGCCAGTAAATTCAATCTCTGCAGTTGCATATGGCGACATAAAATCGATTGTAGACGAGTCGACATAGGGCTCAAGTATCGCATCATTGCTCATATGCCTGAACTGGGGTTCGCGAGGCATGCCCCCTAGCGTCTTTGTCCTCGGATATGTGTTTGCAATTTGATCTTCTTCAAGCAGCCTCACACGAGCCGGATTGCTTAGGTATCCTGAGCCAGGCTCCATCATCGATAATTTTGTTGCGTTGTAGACCGCTGCGACTTCACCGGCCGACAATGCTCTGTCCCACAAAGCAAGCTCTGCAACGTCTCCAGATGCGTGCCAACCCTGGTGGACGGTTCCGTGACCAACCGATAAGGGTTCATCATGCTTTGGCAACATTCCGTTGTAGGTTCCAGCGCCGGTGTGCGTTGTCTGGTTGATAGCTCGTTCACCATTAATATAGATCGTCAGCAAGTCTTGCTTGTCATTTCCGGTGATGTTCGGATCTGCATTATATGTGCAGACTATGTGTGTCCAACTGCCTACGGCTAGCGCTGGTGGTCCTACTGTGCTGGTCCGGGCGTAGATGCGCTTGTTGGTCGCGACACCAGATGAATCGAGCAGGTGGAATGCGACTAAGCCACCCTGGGCCCGGATCATATATGCTTCCCTACTAGAGACAGATCCATCACCACCCTTTTTGCCTACAATTTGCCTGTATGAAGAAATGCCTGACGGAAGAAATGATGGGCGGAACCACAAAGATATCGAGAACGGCTTATCGCTTGAATTGCTAGAAGTTGTCGCCCCGTTTGCTAGCGTCGTAAAATCAAATGTCCCTGCTGGGTTTGTAGGCAAGTATTCAACATAGCGAACGCCGCTGGTTAAATCGCCGTTGTTATTAATATTAAATGTTGGGTATGTTCGCTCGCCTATTGCTATTGCTTCCGGAAGGTAATTAGTGACCGGGGCTGTCGCCATATGATCATCTTTGTATGTTGCAGTTACTGATCCGCCCACCCTGGGGTTTAAGCACTCAGGTGATGGGTTAACTGCACCCTCAAGATAATACGCGTTGAGCCGTGACCAGTATAGCAGGTTATCCTGTGCTGCGTATATATTGTTCTGGGCATCTCTAAACCTAACATTCAAGTCGTAGTTCTTATTTGCAATACTTTTCGGCATTATTTTTTCAAGCCCCCATATGCTATAGAGTCAGTGCCCTGCAGGGATCCGATGTATTGAAACCCAGCAGTCGAAGACTTATAGTCCCTATCATTCATGCCGTCTATTGATCCAGACATGTGGCCAAAAGCTAATTCAAAAAGGTTTTTTTCATGGGATACGGAGTTTCGAACATCTGCGAGATCTTCATACGCCTCGACATAATCAGATGAATCTACCCATGGGAGCAACGTTTCATGATCATCATGCAAGTGCCCCTCGATATATACGGAACCTGACATAGTCTGTCCCATAAACTCATATCCACCATCCTCATATGGCTCAAATGAAGTGTGCCTTAAGTTGATCTGTTGTACTATTGGGCAAGACCACCCACGGGAATCTTCGGCACCTCCCATAAAAAACCCACTCACCCTGTGTGCTTCAAAAGGCCAGTCAATTGAGTTTCTACTAGCCCTAGATCTTATTGTTAACGGCTCTATTACCCCGTCCATCTGATCCGGATCTTTCATTGAGACGTTAAATAGGATGTAAGGGTAAATCATACTACACCCGCCATCCTCTAAAAAAGCAACAGGGTTAAACCCAGGCATATCCTCAAACGGCTCATCATCTTTAAATAGTTTTGGTTGCCCGTAATCTCTTCTGTCAACTTCATGATTCGGGGCAAAGGTAATCATCCCCTCCGTCGGGGTGATAGGAGCGTCGACTGTAGAGACAGATCCGGAAGTTGCGGTCGTCGCCGGTGCAAACTGGATTGAGTCATCGTATATCTTGCCTGCACGATTCCATGGCCGACCACCAACAAGCATAATAGGGGAAGAACCGGCTGCTAGCTTTGGTGACATACCAGCAAAACGTTGCTCCATGGAAAGAACACTAACACCCTGCCGAAACGGCATAACAGATCCGGATAATGTTGCCGTTGATCCCCTTGTCAATGATCCGCTAAGTACTCTTTGTGTTGTTGGCATTAGAACCTCTTCATCGTACCGACTAGCTGTCGAAGTAGTATCGTACCCTTAAGACCATGACGATTGTTTTCGCCTATGTACATATCAGAATATCCGTAGTTGAATTTTGCACGCTCTAACATATGGGACTCGACAATAAAGTTAACGCCTAAGAATTTTGTCCTTCTGGGCACTAATCGATCAATTAGAATCCCCAAAGATGAATCAAACCACTTGAAAAACTCAAAGAATGACCTAAGGTTAATTTTTTCATCTAAGCGGTTAAAGTAAACCTCTCTTAGAACCGCTAGCTCTGGATACTCAGTAGAGAATAACAGTTCAGGATTGCCTAGTGCGTTATCCAGCGCGTCGAATGTAGAGAATATGTTGACAATATCTTCATTAAGCGCCTGGACTGAAGATACTTCAATTGCGAACCTAGTATCGTCTACAGGCTGTTCGCTTCGCCTAATCTCATAGACCGGTGCAACCTCGCCTCCATATTTTGACACGTTGTCCCAGTTTTGCCAAGAGCGCACCCGGACTTTATTGTCTTGTGAGAATTCATCAAACTTAGGATCGAGCATACTATAGTCAAACCTTTCCGGCTTGATAATCCTTTTTGATATCTCAAACGAGCTTCCGCTTATGTGCATGTTATTTTGTGAATAGTCGAACACATCAATTTTTCCCTGCTCATTTGAACTAGTGGTATATTGATCTACTGATGCGTCGATCCGAACTTTCTGGAATGAACCGCTTCTAGTCTTTACAAAGTTAAAGTTTTTGGAAGGATCCTGCACGCCTAATGACTTAAAGTTTCTTGCATGCTCCCTTGTCTCTTCTTGTGCTAGCGCTTTAGACCAAAACCTGATCCTGCCTACACGCCCAGTAAACATAGTGTACCTACACAGGTCAGGACGATCAGAAGCATATGAATTTAGGAAGTGTGTTGAATAGTCTGAACCATTCATTCGGATGCTCTGTGATCCGATCAGGAAAAACGATCCAGAAACGTTATACCATGGTTGTCCCGGCCTGCTGTCATAATCTTGCCATATTCCACCTGGCCGACGAACATTTAGGTGTGAGCTACCCCATGGCTCTGTACCAAAAAGAGGGTCTTCCTCAAACAAAACGCTGGAAGACTTGTATTCAGCCAAGTCTCCAAATGACTGGCGGCCGGCCCTTAAGAAGTATGACGATGAGACGATTGAATTAAACTGATCATTTCTTTCTCGGCCAAACGTAATATGCCACTTATTTCCGTCAAATATATTAACACCAGGCAAGTTAAATTCTAACGTAGGACTATGCTGGCTCGTTCCAGCCCTAACATATGCTTTTAGAGAAGCAGTTGTCGAGTGTGATGACGATTGAAACGCTAGTACATTTACTAGTAACCCTGGTGCAGGCCCAAAATCACCTACAGTTGAGGATCCTGTAGTATACATTCTCATCAAGCTCTGTGTTAAGGGGTGTGATACCTTACTTCTCCACACACCACCGAACCCCGTCCGGACGTCTATAGGTTCGTATTTGTATATTGCCTCATATGTCCAAGAGCCTGATGTCAAGAGACCGTCTTTGTCCCTAGTCGTTCCTATGACTGTACCTTCTGGGTTTCTTACAAATGCACTTCCATGTGATATTGTTGGATATCCAGGCTCAACACGTGTGCCTGACAGGAAAGGAGAAACTAAGTGGGGCTTTCGATCACTAAGGCCTTGGGGAGATATTGTTTCAATTTCCGTATATTGCTTAAGGCTACCTGACATGTCTAACAGGGAAGACACAGTCGTAGATTTTTTACGAACTTCAGTCAAGTCTCTTTTTGGTGCACCGCCGAACTCTCTAAACCTGAATATTTTATCAGGACTGATTCCTGACGATCTCATAAGTGCCTTGATGCTGTGAATGGTTCCCTTTGACTGAATTATTTCATTTAAGTTAACAAGAATTCTCCGCCAAATTTGATTTTGTACAGTCTGCAATCCATTTGAAGACAAGCCTGGCTCTGCGCCCAGGTTTTCTCCATCAACTAGCTGAGAGAGTGAAGAGTTTGAAAACATGTTTGGGAGAGTAAATCCGTAATACTCTCCTAAAAAGGGAAGAAATTGATCTGCAACGGTGCCATCATCATCATAATCAACATGAAGCAAGTTTGAAAAATGATCTAAAAAGATCTTCATTTCATCAAAATACTGCGCCCATGTAAAAAGAAGTGCAGCGACAATTTGAGGTGATCCCATCTTTCCGCCGCCTGGAATTCCGCTATTTTCATCATATGAATATGGATCTGCAATGTCTCCATCTTCATTTTCAAATCCCTCAAATGAAGCTTGCTCTAGAAGGTAGTGCTTGGGAACTAGCTTTGTTATTAGGTTCGGGTTATTCGCGTCATAAAAACTAGCGGAAAGCAAAAGAGACGTGTTTAGTTGTATTACGTCAGGCGAGTCAGGAAATAGCACTGGGTTGCTATATACTCTTTCCAAAATCATAGGAGATTGTATCGATGAAGATGAAAAGCCTGTTGTTAGCCTACATGCCTCAGTATAGTTTTTGATCCTAGAGTGAAGGGATTTGCCAGAGCTGTCTAAGACAACGTTGTTATTGGTATAACTGCCAGAAGCCTCGTTAAACTTAAAGTACAATACCAGCTTATCATCTTCGGTAGGAAAAATATTTTTGTACCTGTATGTTCGCTGTTGCGCTATATCTCTCGTTGAATGAAACATTCTGAGCTCGTCAATAGAGCCAGAGAAAGTCTGCCGTGGCACATATGCATTATCTGTTGAGCCGGTAATGTGAAGACTTCCAGATCCGATTGTCAGTGGTGATAAAGCAAAACCCCAGTCACCGAAGCTTGAGCGATCAGAGATAGACTTAAGCCTCTCATTAACGTAAATTTCTAAACGACTTTTTCCAGGTGATCTATTATATGTTGCACAAACATGGTGCCATCGATCTTTTTGAAGATCTGCGCTGCATGAAAGAACTGCTGAGCCAGACGTTGCAATAAAGAATAGGGGTGATGATCCCTCGTGCGACTTTGATCCTGATAGGCCTAATGTAAAGCCATGGGTTGATCCGCTTATTTTTTGTAAGATTACCTGGTTAGTGGAATCAATGCTTTGCGAAGGTATGAACAGCTCCATTTCACATGCAAAGGATCCTTTCTTTGGATCTATTACAGAGCGTCCGGTTTGATCTCTTGATAGGTCAGGAAACAGGCTTCCGGCAAAATCTGCAACTCTAATGCTTGTTCCCAAGTCGGCGTCGTGTCCGTTTGCAGGATTTTCATCAACAGAAGTACCAGAAAAGACAAGGTAACCTAAGTGCTTTGGGAATTGATCATACACATGTTTTTCAAAACCAGTTAGGCTATCAAGAAATTGCTGCAACTCAAAAGATGAGCCGTCAAAAGGAAAGTGGTTAATAATTCTCTCAAATGCAACATTGACATTTGCTTCTGCAGAGTTAAAGAATGTGTGGTTAGAAAAGTCAGACCAGTCTAAAGGTATTTGTTGCGTGGACTTAAGCCCTGTTCCAGGCGCGTCATAATTAAACGATGAGGTTGAAATATTTGTGCCTGATAGCATACTAGCATTTTTGTTAGACACAAATCCTGCATCGTTACGCACGTGCCTAACAACGTCTGCCGCGAAGATTCCTGTCTTGTTAAATGCTACTTTTCCTTTCGACATTATGGATCAACCCTAAATCTTACGTTCTTAGCCTGTTCAATATACTCTATTCCCTTATCGTCAACCAGCAACTCAACGGTATAGTTTTTTCCTATAGGAAGATCTTCCATGAACATTTCAAAGTACATTCCGTCCGAATCTGTTGACACTCGAGTTCCATTGTTGTCTTTTTGGAAAGGTATCACAATCTTTCCACCATCAAGCTGCTTAATCCTGTAATACACTTCTTCTAAGACGACACTCTTAAGTGAATACGGAAGTTTTGCCGCTTGCCTCTCTGCAGTCAGATCGTTAACGAATATTCTAAACTTTACCCTATCTGCTCTCTTATATGCTGTTCGTGAATTTGTAACAGTGAACATTAACCTTTGTTGTGTTACGTTAAACGCACTCCTAGATATCGTTTTGACCTCCAGGCTGCCAGTGTGAAATGTTACGGTACCGTCCAAAGACTGCCAGTAGGTATCAAACGTTATAGAACCGCTCTTTATTGCAAACGTGTTAATAGAGTTTGTGACATATGGATCACTATATACTAGACCACCAGAACTAAAGGGAATGCAGAATGACGCAGAGTAAAGACCTTGAATGCCGTCCCCAACACCAGTGGTGATGCCCCCGACTCCTGACGTATTTGTACTAGCGGTATGTTGATTAACGATCGATGACGTTACAAACGAGCCGCTCCTGACTTCAAGTCTCATACAATCTAGGCCTGTCAGCCTATCAAGAGAGCTACCGGAAAGTATGTCTGCCTGTTGCCCTCGATGATAATTTTGCAAGAATAATGAACCAGTAAGATCAAAATAAAAGTTTTGATGATGATCTAAAATAGAATCATCAAATGAAACCTCTATTCTCGGCCTTAAAAACGGGTTTGAATTATGTCTTGTACCAAACCTCTTTACAAAATATGACTTATGATCATATTCCTCAGAGCTTGTTAATGATAGTCGGAAGCCATGATTTGACAAATCACCAGACATTGTCGCAGAGACAATATTTGTAATATCCATCATCAAGTCTTCGCCACCGTTTAGGAAATTTTGTTGTTTAAACAGCGTTTGTTCGCCTGTGTCTAAATCAAGCGTACCTCTCTCTAATATGTCGATGCCGGTATCACCCATAGAACCTGAGGCATTTGCACCGCTGTGAAACCACAAACTGGGTGAACCTGAAGAATATGATGCTGTTACAAAATTACAAGAATCTAAATCACTGAATGATACGACATCCCTGCCCAGGCCTTCATCAAATGATCTAGACATAGGGAACAGGACTAGGTTAAAGTTTGTAGGCGTTGCTTGTCCACCCATAACATCATACATTCTTAAGTAGCATCTAAAAGAAGGGTCAGAAATGTCTAATATAGAACTAGTCAGCTCTCTCAACCTATCATACTCAAACTTTACAAAGCCTCGAGACAGCTCTTGAACAGAGCTAGATATTCTTGTTGATCCGCTTATAAACGTCGACTCTTGCCACAGCTTAAAAATATCAACCGTTGCTGCCTTACCAGTGTTTGCATCAGTTGCCTTAAAGTCATTATTAATGATCTTGTTTGTAATGTATGCGTCGCTAGATGCAGTCAATATTAAAAACATATCTTAAATCTCCTTACGATGCGCTACCAACAATGTCAAAATCAGAATATCTAAGCTCAAATATCCCGCCGTCCGGGGGAACTATCATCCCCTTCATCATGTTAGCCTCTACATTAAAACTAATGTCGCTATATGTTCTATCATCCACAGTCCCTCTAACGTTATTTATAGCAAGGTTCGTGAGGCCTAAGACGTCATCTGTATTGATTATGATGTTAACGATATCAGATATCATAATTGGCTGATCAACTTGAAAGTTTTCTACCGTCATAACTTTTTTCAATCTAGAAATACATTTTTGAACGACTGCGTTCTTATTTGCTTTTGGATCTGTTACGACTGCAAACTTTATAGAGAAGTTGATTACCTGTGCATCCAAAATATCAAACGCATCGGATATTAGCCTGAATTCATTTAGATATAGTCTAAGGTTTTTCTTTAAAGCATCCGGAGCAATAACAAGCTGCCTATTAGCATCCCTGCATATTACGAATAGTTGAGATGCTAGCGGATTGTTTGGGTTTGATCTTATACCGGCCCTAAACACCCTTCCAAAATTGGGCGGCATTGTATAAATTCTAGAAAGCATATCCTGCTTTGTAACAACGCGACTTTGTAGCTGGCGTGTCGCAGGAATTTGTGCTTTCAAATCATTAAGGGTAGGAGCTGGGGAGCCACCGGATGCAGCAGATTTATTATTGACGTCAACGGATGCTCTTACTTCGTCCGCAACTGCACTATCAACCCTAGATCTGAATATCATATTCAGTTTGTCTATTGTCCTAATTCCTCCGGCAGCGACGTTGTGGGATATGCCCCCGCCAAAGCGATACGTGATACTAATCGTCGTATTTAGTGGTGCTATTCCTAATGTTTGTGTTTTTAATAGTGAATTAGGATCTATCGAGAATCGACTCATAGTCTTTTTCCCGTATAGCGGTAATGCTAGCTCGCTAGGATCAGGAATTATATCATCGTCCAAAGTTTCTGCATCACCGCCGCCAAACCGAAGGGTTGTTAGTCTTGTTTGGGCGCTGAACTTTTTTGTAAAGCGGTATGGTGCAGGAAACAGTTCCATGTTTTCTTGTACCAGCTCCGACTCCTCATTTGCAGTGGGTATCGCCCTAAAAACAACGTCTTGAGCTAAAGAGTCAACCTCGTAATACTCATTTCCTGAAGAGTCTCTGACAGATATTACGTCTGATACGTTCTCTTTTAATAATGTTATCTTTCTAAATGCCTTATGAAAATTAGGTATTTTAAAAGACTGAGTAATCTCTTCGCCTGAAATACAAACGCCTTGCTTTTCTAAGTAGTATGACGCAGGGCTACCGTCTGCATTTGTGGTAGCAATTTTAACTTTGGCAACTAGCGTTCCCGCCTGTGTTAGTTCTGCAAAGTCAATATCCTCAACAAGGTTAAACTTTATTCCGCCCTTTGCGGCGAAAACGCTTCCTGCAAGAATAACAGGTAGTGAAGCATATGATGGTCGATAGTCTAGTCCTGATAGCTCTGAAGGTACTTCGAGGTATACGGATATGTTGGCTACGGCTGGAGCAGCGCCGGTTATCTTTACCCCTGCGCTGCGAAGGTGCCTCATGATATTTTGAGACTCAACCGCAGTACCGGGATTTAGCTCATTAAACTGGTGGTCCAGATAAAATGACATCGTATCTCCGACCATTGCCGCCATATCCAACAGCAGGCCTCCAAACGATGCTTCTGAGAAGTCTTGGATCTTGTCAGGAAAATAAGTCCTGGCATAACCTAATAGATCAGATCTAAATGAATCAAAATCTCTTGCAAGGTAAGACCTTCTTCTTTCTTTCTTAAGCTTTTTCTTTATATTAATAGACAAAATCTTACCCCGCTACATACAGCACAACCTGTAAGCCCCTGTTTTTTACCTGCAACTTTGGTACGTTGTACATAATGTTGATCAGCACCTTTGCGACGTGCTCGTTGTTATTGTGTTCGGCCTTTGTTTCGAACGTAGATAGCTCAACAAAAGGCATATACTTTCCGACAGTGCGCCCTATTCTGCGGATTGCCTCTGTATCAGCACCCTCTGCTCCTAACTCAAAAGCTAGCTCTGCTAAATTACCCCCAAAGTCATATAGGCCGACTCTTTCTCCGTGATTTGTCAGCACAATATTTTTTAAGTTATCATGAACTTGATCTGCTAAAGATTTGTGCATCCTTAACAAACCTGAATTGTCTGCTCCAAGCTGCAGTGGCGTCTTAATGCCTATAGGTTTTTCATTTTCACCTGGGCGAGACTTATTGAAGGACTCAATACCTACGCCCACGCTCTTAAAGCTATAAACTCGCCTGTTGCCTGAATCTACTGCCATGTCTTACTCCAAAAGAATACATTGCTACCAATGGTAAATATTTAGAAGCCAAACTTCTAGGCAGACAATTCATTCAGCCTTCTTATTGCCGAACTTATCTATTTCACCTTGTGTCGGATCTTCCGTGAACTCGTCATCAATCACGAATTCGGTTGACTTTGTCTCAGGGTTCTCTACCGCACCGGAACCCTCACCTGCCTGTGCGGCTGCGGAGCCCTTTGTTTCCACCAGCGTAGCAACTGTTGGATCTACTATTTCGCCTGTCATTTCAAGGTGCTCTTCAATAAATGACTTTACAAACTTATAGACTGCTAATGCCGTAAAGTGTGCATATGAATCCATCGCTAGGTCAGTGTCATCCGGATCAACGGCAGCGGCGCCTTTTGCAACATCCATGGCATCAAGCAACCCCTGCTTGAGATCATGCGTTAGTTCACCTAAACCGGCCGGCCCATCAAATGAATTATCATCGTAAGTTGCCATAAATTATTCTCCAAATATATTGTCAGACTTCACAGAAGGAATCATTGCCCTTGCTGCCTCTGCCGTTGAATCGCCTGTTATCCCATTCATCATGCCTTCAATGCCACCCATAAGCACTGACATTCCTATAGAGTTTTGTGCTGGAATACTAATAAATCCCCAGCCTGCAGCTCCTGCAGATGCCGGGCCTTGCTTTTGAAGTGCATCTCCATTTGCCTGAACGCCTGCTGCGTTGGCAACAATTGCATCACAGATCGTCTCCATAAGCGCCTCAAATTCAGGGTACCTGATATATGGGCAGCTACTGTTTTCATTTCCAGTCGCGTCGGACCCACATGCTGTCGGGCCTAAAGAAATTGTCTTTGCGTTGACCTTTAGATCATCCTCCTCGGTATGAACAGACAGACTAGCCTTCGCTCCAGTCCTGCCTAGCCTTATCCTTTCTGCATCAATTTGGACCGTACCGTCTGGAAGTATCAGGATTGTTGCTAAATCTTCACCGAGAGTACCCTCTTTCACTATTCGGATTGAGCCGTTAATTTCTTTATCTTCATTTTTTCTAGCTAAGACCCGTATTTCGTCAGACTTTACGACGATGTAGGGAGACTCGTCTACATCTGCTAAGTCTTCGCCCATTGACTCAATTTCTAGATTTTCCTCTAGAGATACAGAGAAATTTTTGTCAGCGTCGGTATTCATCGATATGTAAATTCTACCAGAGTCATTTACAAAATCAGGGTCTCCCTCAACTGGATTTGCCAGCCTATTTGCCTCCGGAGGAGTAGCTTCAGCCTGGGTTACGATCGGGTTCTTGTCTGTCTCGTCATTTTCTCGTGCATTAACAGCAAATCTAGGAGCAGTCAATTCAGGTTCTTCACCGTCGGCTTCCGGCAAAAATCTACCTCTACCTACAACAATATCAATCGTGCCGGCATATACTCTTCCTGCCTCCTCCTCTGTCTTAACTGCATTGCTTGTATCTGCACCCTCAGCTGTCTCTTCTGACGTCCAGCCTCTATCTTCTCCCAAGCATATTAGCGTGTTGTTTGATCCTTGTATTACCAGATCTGCGGAGCGCTTGGTAAATCTAGGAACAACCTCTGGTGTGAATGAGCCATATGATATCGATTCTTCTACGATCGTCTCGTAAGCTTCTTCTTCAGATAATGAGAATGAATCAGGGTTTCCGGCACCATTAATAAATGAAGGCGTAGGATCAACTTCTTCTTCTCCAGCCTCTTCTTCACTCTCTGCCGCCGGGGCTTCTTCTTCTTCCTCACCTTCAGCAGCCTCAGCCTTTTCCCCTGTCGATAACTGGCTAGCGGTATCAAACTTCCTATCACCATGTGTATAGTTTAGATCGTCTATAAAATCAGGCTCAGGTATTCTACACATCCAATACCCAACGCCCCCTGGGGTGTCTGGGTTTTCTGTAATGAGCCACACTTGCTCTCCAGCCTTAACTGGAAAGCATAGGTGAGGAGGGAAAAAGGGATAACAGAGCGTCATTTTTTCGTCGCGCTTATCCTGTCCTGCAGTTACGATTCTCGCAAAAATAGAGTTTCGTGGACAACTGTCTAAGAAATCCGGATTGTTTAACTGCTCCTTAAATAGCTCCCAATCTTCGGGAGGGTAAAAGCTTATGTCATTAATAACGTCAACAACTACAGCACGCTGCAGAATATTTGTACTCTGCTGATCCTGTACTGACTTGAGCTCACCACCAATGTCGGCCTTGCCGGTCGACATTTTTGATACTGCATCTACTCCTGCACCTTCAGCCACTATGACCCTCCATCAATTTGAGAGAACAGATCATCAGGATCAATTCTTGCAGCTTTTTCTGCTTCCCTAGATATTAACTCTGCTAACTTTAGTATTTGATCGTTAGACTTATTCATTCTCTCTAAATACTTTGACATGGTGGATCCCAAGCTAATATGCTCAGAAGTACCAGACTGCATTTGCGTGTATGCATCGGTAAATAGCATGCTAGCATTTTCTCGATCTGTCACCGCATTTTCATAAATTTCTTTCCACAACATTTTCTTCTTGTCTTCTGCAGACTCGATTGTTGACAAAAGATCGGCAAACTGCTCTACTTTTTTTTCTGCAGCTTTTCTACGATCCATTAGCTTATCTAACGATGACATACCATTACCCCTTTAAAAAATATCGTACTCTCCGCCTGTGTGAACTAGTTCCCTATAGTGTTTTCTAATTATTGACATTGCAACTGAGAGCTGCTTAGGCGTAAGCCCTGATATATCTCTAACATATACAAACACAGCGCGCTTATTTAGAAAGTCTAAATCATCGATTGACTCGAACACAGTGATGACAGCATTGATGCATTTTATCTCGTTATCACCATGAACTCGCCGCTGTATCTCTTTCAATAAAACCATAATGTCATTACGGAATGTGGCTGATATCATGATATCGTCAGGTGCCGGCATTACGTCAAAGTGTTCTAACGATACCTTGTCACGTCGAGACATCATCTCCGGGGCATCGATACTAACATGCCTTCGATTTCTTTTCTGGTTTCTTCTAGAGTTTATTATCAGCCAGTTCTTTGCAACAACATTAAAATACGAGAATGCCTTTGTGCCTCTATCTTCATTCCACTTGTGGATTGTCTCATATAGAAAAGAGACGCAGTCACTGCGCAGGTCCTCATATTTCTCACCAGGCTTTGCAAAGCCATAAATAAAAATCAAGTTTTCAGCTAGCTTGGTAAATGCCGGCATGATTTTATCTACGTACAGCTTTTCTTTTTCGCCCTGTGATTCTGATGCCTGGTATTCTACAATCGCCGCCTGTGTATCTTTGTTAAAATACATGTTTGACGGCCCGCTACCACGCTTACGACGAATTCTTCTTTTAACTTTCTTTGCCAACTACGTCTCCTGCATTGGGATCATCAATAGTAAATTCTGCCTCGTCAATTGTTGTAAGTGATCTAGCAATATCTAAAATAGACTCCCTAGTATCCTTTACATCATCCAACACAGAACGTATTTCAGCACTATCATAAAATAAAGGAATTTCTAAAACCTTGGATATACTAGCGTATCGCTCATCCAAAATATCTAAAGAATCCTCAATTGAGTCCTGAACTTTCAGCACTATCTTTCCCATTTTGATGTTCAAATATATAGATATTGCCAACAAAACTACCAGGGCTGCAATTATGGTCCAAAAAATCCACATCTACGTTAACCCTCGAAATATTTACCCAGCTTTTTTTCATACAATACGTTGATTGCATCCTGTGAATACTCTGCTGTTAGTGTTTTGCTTAAATCTTTTGCCCACTTTTGAGGGAGCTCTGGAGACTTTCGGAACTTTCTTAACCTAAACTTCGCATGATTTTCATCAACTGCTGCCCACCTAGCACCCTTCATAAAAATTTGTCCATCTATACGGGACTCATGAACGTTCTCCATCCTATACTTTACACCTAAAAATCTACCTCTATTTAAGAAATCTAGGTGGCCTGACCACTCTGTAGCTATGACAGGCACACCGGCGACTGCAGCCTCCAGCAAGGGTAAACCATATCCCTCGCCACGTGTAAACGACAGTAACGCTTTAATTTGTGGGTGAGAATACAGAGATGATATCTCAGCCTCTGTCATTGTACCGTGCAAAAAATGAACCTTTGGATAGGGACCTGATCGCGTCTCTGATATTAGTTGCTTAAGCATTTTTTGAGTTACGTTGTGATCTATTGTAGTATTTCTACCTGAATTTGTCTTTAATACTATTCCGACATCCGGATCATCTTTAAACTCTTCACAGAGCCACTTGATGGTGTAGTACAGGTTTTTTCTATCATTTTCAGGATTATTTCCTGTGATTTGACCAAAGACGAGAAAGTTAAATGGCGTTGAAAACTCTACATCAAAATCTTCTTTTTTAGGAGAAACGATGGAGTCATAGTATGACTCAGGAATAACATGGATGCGGGTTTTTGTTTGTCCAGTATTCTCTATAGTCCTCTTGACAAATGTAGATGGAACGACAACTTCATCCATCTTATCACAACACTCTAGCCACGCAGGATTACAAATGTCTGTCTCTACAAATGCCGAAATCCCAATATTCTTTTTGCCTACCGAAGGATCCCACTCGTTAGGTAATTGAACCTGTATCGATATGTCGCCACGTGCCTCCAGCGGACCTGATCGTTGCATGATTTCGCCTATCAGGCCGCCCTCCATTTCTGGATTAATCATCCAGCTTGTGATTCCCCACGGGACGATTTGTGTAATAACCTCTATATCATTATGGGTCATTAGCCACTTGAATACTTGGCGAGAATGGTTTCCGTAACCTGAATACGACAGCAGTGGGGCTCTTAGTATGACTTTTTTCATTTTATTCCTACAGCGTTTTTAAAGACCAGCGGGCCCTCTTCTCTTGAAACTTATTGTACGTCGAAGTAAGTGTATCATGCCACATATCAATGACGTTATCGTAGTTAAACTCATAGTCAGCATATGCCTTTGCCTTCTGGCCTAACTCTCTCCTACCATCCGGTCCGGCTTCATACATTTTCATCCATGCACCTGCAATTGTCTCTACGCTGGTATAGTCCTCGTATATGTAAGGAACATTTTGAGAACCGACCAGTGTCCTTAGCTCGACAGGGAGCGCGACACCATTTTCTGTCCCATCTCTATGATCTACGACCTGGCGAGTTTGACCCCCTGTCTTTACGGCTACAATTGGCGTGCCGGTCATCATAGCCTCAAGCGTCGATAAACCGAAACCCTCTGCATAGCTTATGTTTGTCACAACATCTGCGATATTGTGCAAAATATTCATTTGCTCAAACTCTATGCGGTCTGTTGAAAAGACAACGTTAGGCACTATGTTGAGGTACTCTGCACATGCTAACAGGTTAGGGCCCTCTGTATCCTTGGGATCAGTATGCAATAAAAGTGTAGCATTCTTATGGCCATGGGTTTGTTCTAAATTGTCTAAAAACATCTTCCATGCCCACAGCACATCATTAGGACGCTTGCGCTTTGCGTTTCTGTTTACCCAAAAGACAACAAAGTGATCTTTGCGATCCGGGCCAAGAACTTGAGGCTTCCAATTCTTTATTTCTTCTTGGGAAAGCTCATGATATATTCCTTTTGGAAATGCATGAGGAACAAAGTTGGATTTTTCCGGATGCTCTTCAGCACAGATTTCATAAGTCACATATGAATGACAATTTATAAGATCTGTAGCCTCATAAAGAACATCGTTAAAAGAAGGCCGAGGATTATTATCCCAAACATGCCACCATGCAATTGGGCACACCTGATGGATTTCATCTTCCATCTCAAAGAGCCAGATGAAAAACCTTGGATCTGTAAAAATTAGCAAGACATCAGGCTTTTCTGTCGCTAGTGTTAATCGTAAAAGATCTCTATTTCCAAACCCATCAATTGGCTTGATAATGAAGTCTTCGTTAACGATCTGTGTCTCATAACTAAGATGCTTAACAGCCGCACCGAACTGTCTAAAAGTCCACTCGCCAGGATACTTCTTTAAAAGTCCCTCGATTAAAAACCTAGTTTGCACGCCGACGCCTGAAGTACTCAATGCGTGGTCTGATAGTACTAAAACTTTTTTCTTTTTCATATTCTGCAATTACCTTAGAATCGAACCTTAATAAACTAATACGATAAAGTGCAAAAGTTAATTCTTGTGCACAATAGAACTATGCGTATTTAATTGTATCTAAGGGGTGTGCAGAGTTAATCAGAGCTTACTGCGCGGCCCAGCATTTTTTCCCAGTCGCGATCTTCAGGCGCTCTAACTTCCATATTTTTTTGCCAGACGCCTGACAAAACCGGTGTGGGAATATTGCTAAGTGATGCTAAAACCATCATTGCATTTAGATCTTTTGGAAAACAATGCCCTCCAAACCCTAGGCTTCCGTCAGGCCCAGGAACTGAAAGGTGTGAGTTCCCGATTCGCTCATCATACAACGCATACTCAACTACCTTGTCAAAGTCTACGTCAATACTGTCGCATATTTGCTTCATTTCATTTGCAAAGCTAACCTTTGTGGCTAAAAAGCAGTTAATAAAATACTTGACAGTCTCTGCAACACTAGCCCCCGTCTTAACAATCGGTACCTTGGGGAATGCCTTACGATACATCGTCTTTACCTTTGTCGATGCAGGTCGCGGGCCACCAATAATAATCCTGTTTTGATTCTTAAAGTCTTCAAAAGAGTTTGCTTCTGTCAAAAACTCAGGATTAAATACGACTGTAACGTTTGAATATCTATAATTCAACCGATCTGTTGTACCGGGCTCGATTGTTGACTTAACCACGGCAATAATCTTTCTATTGACCCTTATGCACTCATCATTAATATCACTAACGGCTGTCTCAACAAGCCTTGTATCACACCTTCCCTCGCTATTCATCGGCGTAGGAAGGCATACGAATAAAATCTCTTCGGTCTTAGCGATAAGTTCAGGCAAGGAATTACATGATGAGCCCTTTGTTTTGTCGATGTCATAAGTCTCGACATTAAAATAGGGACTCATTCCCTCTCTAATTGCAGAGCCAACAAAGCCCTGACCAACAATCCCAATTGACTTTCCCATCATATCTCCTTATGTGCAGTGGGGTGTATCATAATAATCACAAAATCTACATGCGTCTCTATTTTTCATAAACATTCCCCTCTTAACGGAAGAGATCATGTTTCCTACCATCTTATTTGCTTTTTCTAAAGCCTTAGGACCAGCTGATATCTTAATAAGATCACACATATTTCCTGGCTTTCCACCTCTTTTAAGCAAAATAAATCCACAACCTACATCCTTGAGAGGGATGTCATGCTTGTTTGCCCAGTACGATTTATACAGAATGATTTGCGCTTGAGTTAAAAAGTCTTGCTTTTTTCTCCTATCCCACCCGTATTGCTTTGCAGTTTTCCAGTCTAAAATCCAGTACTTGTACGTGCCATTTTTTCTAGGGACTTTAATGATAACATCGATAAATCCCTTAAACAACATATCTTTTCCGGGGACTTTCTCATACAGCTCTTCTTCCGCCTGTACAGGCTCCCACCCGGGAAACGTTTCATCCAAAAATTTTGGCACATCATTCCACATATTTGATGCCCACGTGCACCACTCTTCAACAGGATAATACTTGTACCATCCGGGCTGTTGCTTTACCCACTCTGGGTCGTCAAACCCATGCTTTTCCCATGCCTCGCGAATATTATCCAATAGCCTATCACGTGGAACGCTACCAGTGTTTAGAAAGCTTTCACATCCTTCATGCACATTTGTTCCAAAATCGAGATATGGAGATGGCTTAAACATATCGATCTTGTCTATGTGTTGTAGCTTATGCCTATATGGGCATTCTCTCCAGCACCTTACTTCCGAATATGAAACGTGCTTTTTGCCTGTTGGAAACTCACTCATTATTCCTTGCCTCGAGCTTGGCATCTTCTAGATCAGCATCATACATCATTTCAGCCAACTCCTTGAATGATACCTTTGGGCTCCACCCTAACTCTTTTTTTGCTTTAGATGAATCACCTAACAAGACTGGGACTTCATGAGGTCGCAGAAACCTCTTATCAAAACCAACATGCTCGTCGATGCTTAATCCTGCATAATCAAATACGTGCTGCAAAAACTCACGCACAGTGTGTGTTTCTCCAGTTGCAATAACATAATCATCTGGTTTATCTTGTTGCAGCATTAACCACATCGCTTCTACATAATCTCCAGCAAATCCCCAATCTCTCTTTGCATCTAAGTTCCCTAAGTAGAGCTTATCTTGTAGCCCCAACTTAATTCTGGCTGCAGCGCGAGTAATTTTTCTAGTAACAAAAGTCTCACCTCTACGAGGAGATTCGTGATTAAAAAGAATGCCACTTGAAGCATGAAGGCCGTATGATTTTCTATAGTTCCTAATAAGGTTGTGTGCAAACAGCTTTGCACATGCATAAGGTGAGGCAGGAGTCATCCTGGTTGACTCAGATTGGGGAACATTGGGGTTATCACCAAACATCTCTGAAGATGATGCCTGATAAAACCTGGCATTCGGTACAATTTCTCTACATGCCTCAAGCATTCGCAGTGTACCCATTGCAACGACATCAGCTGTTTCTTCAGGTACATCAAATGATACCCTTACATGTGACTGTGCGGCAATGTTATATACTTCATCAGGCTTGTATTTTTGGAGCAATCTATACATGTTTCCTGAATCATGCATGCTGCCATACGCTAATTCAAAATTAGGGTTCGAGTATATATGGTCAATCCTGTCAGTACAAAGCAATGATGTCCGGCGCTTCACGCCTACGACATAATACCCCTTGGACAACAGTAGCTCTGCAAGGTAAGAGCCGTCCTGGCCTGTGATCCCTGTGATTAGCGCAACTCTAGACATTTAATCCTTCTTCCAGAAACTGTACAGCCCTTTCTCAATCTCATAGTCCATAGTGAGCACTTCACGATTTGGCTGTTCCATCGCCCAAGAAAACATATCTCTCATTGTATCTCGTAGATCGGTACCATCTTCAAAACCTAAAAGCTCTTTTGCCTTTGTGTGATCACAGTACGCAGTATGAACTTCATTTCGTGCCTCAAGGTACTCAATCTCTGGCTCAAACCCAAACTCTTTTGCAACATCAGCCAAAAGGTTTGCTGCTTCATTAATAGTAAAGTCCTTGTCGGCACCCAAATTAAACGTCTCTTGTGAGTGGCCATGCATTAGCTTTTCAAACGGCTCCATGTAGAACTTAATATCTGAAAATGCCCTGACTTGTGTGCCGTCACCAAAGATTGTCATTGGCTCATTATTGAGAATTTTTCTAATCCAGATACCAATTACATTCCTGTATCGATCCCAAATATTTTGATAAATACCGACAACGTTGTGCGGGCGTACAATCGAATAGTCAAGCCCAAATTGATCATGTGCCAACGCCAAGTCCATTTCAACTGCATACTTTGCAATGCCGTAAGGATCTTCTGGGCAAGGGGTTTGATCTTCTGTAAAGGGAGGATTTCCTTCGCCGTATACAGCCATCGATGAAGTAAAGATTACTTTCTTTACGTTAGAGTTAACGCATGCATTTACTACATTTGCTGAACACAGAACATTGTTCGTATAGTTGTAATTCCTGATAAACGGTGACAAGCCTTCGGCAGCATATGCAGCAAAGTGATAGACGTACTCAGGGCGATGGGACGAAAATATTTGCTCAACCGCTGAAGCATCAAGCAAGTTGACAGGATAAAATGTAACTCTTTTATCAACACTGTCTTGGAACCCACCTGAAAGATCGTCAATTCCTACAACATCATATCCATTATCTACGAGGTATCTCGAAAAGTTTGCGCCAAGAAGGCCGGCGGCACCAGTAACTAAAACGGTTGGCATATCATCTCCTATCTATGAACCCTTATTGTTGATCATATCAATCATTTGCTCAGAGTACAAATCATTTTTAGGCATAAAATCTAATATCCATGACCTGTCTTTTTCGTACTCAAGCTCAATTAAAAAATCACCCAAGTGTTTATCTACGCACACTGCAACACCCCAGTTAAAGTCATCTCTCCAAGTGCTACCACCGTTTGTAATGTGGTTACCATGAATTTGTGTCTCATTGTCCCACTCGTCAAAAGAATCAAAGGCGGATGCCCTTTTTGCATTTTTGTCCTTAGAGTATTTTTTGGCAATCATATTGAATAGGTTGGCATCCATCTTTACCTCCTGAAACTGAGATACAAAATGAGATATACCTCCGACTAGCGTTGCTTCATTACCGTTAAAGTAATCCTCATACTTGATAAAACATATGGGAGCCCCCTGGTTTGCCTCCCACACATAGCAGCGATAATCAAGCTGCCTAGCATTTGGCCGATAGAATAGCCTATATGCAGCGACCCTGAGTAGCTCTCCAGACATCCCGGTAATGCTATTTATATCAGATAACTCACCCCTCTTCACCTCAGGTGCTAGAACAGTCCTTGCATATGAACATATGACATCTCGAGGATCACGATACGTATAAAGCTTAACACTGAGTGCATCTTGCGCATCATAGCTGTGGCTCTTTACAACATCACACCCTAGCTCTCTTAACACCTGCCAAACAAAGGTTGAACCTGATCTTTCCATTCCGCAGACCCGAAACTTTCCGTTCCAATCAAAACTCATTTAACACCTCTTAAGTTAGGATAATTTTTAACCGCCCAAGCGCATGTCTTTTTCAATGCAATATCCATTTCGGTATACTGTCCTTTCCAGCCTAAGTCAACTAATCGTTGATTACTTGAGGGTTTTCTATATTGCCCACTTGGCATACTCGAATCCCAATCAATTATACCATTAAACCCTACAAAATTACACACTTTTTTTGCTATATTTTTTATTGTAATTTCGCCAGTATTTCCAATGTTAATAGGATGAATCCCGTCATATTCCCTCAAAAGAAACATGAGTATATCAGCTACGTCTTCCGCATATGTAAATTCCCTAAGAGGACTTCCATCGCCCCACAACTTTATTGATGGGGCACCTGACCTCTTTGCCTCTATTGCTTTCCTTATTATTGCAGGAACAACATGACCGTTCTCTAAATCAAAGTTGTCATTTTCACCAAAAAGATTATTGGGAACTGCTGTTACAAAATTACACCCGTACTGTTCCCTGTATGCACGGGACTGAACGTCTAACATTCTTTTTGCATATGCATATCCAAAATTAGACCGGTGCGGCTCACCATTATGAATCTGATCCTCAGTTAATGGATATGTCACGCTATCAGGGTATACACATGTACTCAACATAGAAACAACTTTTTCTACCTTGTACATAAGGGCAGCGTCTAAAACGTTCGTGTTGATCTGTAGGTTTGTTCTGTAAAAGTCTCCGACATAATCGGTATTTCCTTTCACACCACCCACCTTTGCTGCCAAGTGAATTATATGGGTTGGTTTATGATCTTGAAGCATCCGGATGCAATCAGAAAAGTCAGTTAGGTCGTAGCCACATGATCCTACCCTAACAAGATTATCAGGCTCATACTTTCGAAATGCGCTGCCCACCATTCCGGTACCTCCTGTTACTAATATTTTCATTCTAACTCCCTACATACTGCTCAAAAGACTGTGCTGATGAATCTTTTTCAGACATTATTATGCGTATATCTTTCCACTCAATCGCTAAGCTCTTATCACATGCATGAATCGAGTGCTGATCAGCTGGATCATATTTCTCAGTCACCCTATACAAAAATACTGTTGGGCTTTCTAGCGCTTGGAAGCCATGGGCATAGCCAGGTGGCACCCATAGCATACTTCTTTTTTTGTCATTGAGATCAAAATAGTACTTCTTGCCAAACGTTGGGCTTTTCTCCCTGATATCAACTACAACATCAAGTGCGCTGCCGGCAACAACTGTCATTAATTTTCCCTGAGGTGCATTTTTTTGAAAGTGCATACCCCTAATTGTCCCTTTTTTAGAGACAGACATATTTTCTTGAACGAAAGTAATCCCTCTTTCACAAAACCATTCAGATAGCTCGCTGTTATAAAGCTCTAAAAACTGCCCCCTGTTATCAGTGTATACTCGAGGAAAAAACTCGAACAAATTATCATGCCGTACTATTTTCATTACCCTATCGTCTTACAATTCTTGAAAAGTGTAAACTCAGTAAGGTCACGATATCCAAGCGGTTCACCCATGTCTTCTTGGTGCTCTGGGTAGTTTTGCATTAATGCTAAACCGTGGCTAGCCTGCTGCGGGGTCATGTACATATTCCACCCTAACATGTCAATGTCATCATCCTTATAGTACTTTTCGCTTCTTCCCTCGTACCGGGCGCGCTTAAACCATTCAACTGCCTCTATACTATCCGTTAATATCATACCACCCTTGCTTATCGACAAGGGCTTCTTGATGTGAAATGATAGGCACATAAATGACCCGGGTATGTACATGCCTGATGTTAACCTCTTGGCTGAATCATAAATGGGATAGGGCTTTAATTGATAAATTCCGGACCAGTTGTTTGTCCTATAAGATTTGTCAAAGATCACCTCACCACCTGCATGCATAATAGACTGGGGTACGGACAGGTACGTCATCGATGGGATTGTCACCTCTCTGACTTTTAGGTATGTGCAACATAAAAATAGAGCATTTGTGCAACTATCAACAGAGACTGCATACGGAGCTCCAGCATAATCTGCAACTGACTCCTCGAACATTTTTACAACCTCAAAAGGATTATGTAGTGACTTCATCTAACACCTCATATCTCAAAATAACTTTTTTATTGCCTAACAAAAAGAATGCAGGGTACTCATCATTATCGCATATCCTGATTTCATCCCATAAATCTATTAAGGGTGTTGTAGGATCTAGCTCACAACTGCTTAGACTTCTACGCTTATGGTATGAGCCGGCACCAGTTTGATCTCTTAAGACTATGTACCCTTGCTCTAACTCGTCTAAGAATAACTGAAAGCTTTGTGATATACCGTTTTCTCTCTTTTTATTTAGGGTGTCCAAAGTATCATGCTTCAGTATTGGAACATTGACTTGGTTTATGATCTCCCCAGAATCCACTCCGCCATCTAACTTATACAGCGTTATTGTCAGGTTTTTTCTGTTATTGAGAACTGACCACTGAATCGGTGCCCAACCTTTACCTTCCGGAAGAGGTGTTTCATGAGTGCCGATTACTCCATACAGCGGCTTTGCTAGCACGCTTTCAGGAATAATATGGTATACCCCGCTTTCAAAAACTAGATCATACGTCTCATCAATATCATCTGAAGTAATATGCTGAAACTTAATACCACGGGCTTTTAGAATTTTTGCAAAGCATGCAGAACGTGATCCCACCAGCCCTATCTTAAGATCACTTACATTTTTATCAAGCTTTACTATCATATTAATCCTCCCAAACGTCTATCAAATCAATTAGGTCATCATGATGATCATCAAACCAATAAGACTTTAGGCATCCTCTATTAACTTTCCACCCATCTAATCCTGGAATAAATGGGTTGAGGGAAGAGCCGACATCCATGTATGTATTTTCAGGCTCATTCTCAAAACATCGATGTATAGCACACTCAGATAATGAGCCGGCCGTAAATAAAAACAGGTGATCTTTGATTTTGTTTTCGCGTATCCATGCAGGAATTTCTTCAACTAGATTAAAGTCATTACGAATGCAGTCAGGCCCAACACGAAAGTCTTTTACTACATCAAATGGAAGTTTGGATATATCACCGTTTCTAGGGCCTACGTACACAACACGTTTGCCAGAAAATAGGGGCACAATTTCTTCAATGAACTTAGAATAGTTTCCGTTAATTAACAGGTTCGCAAATGTTAGGTGCTCAGGATCATTTCCGTAAAGTGACATTTGATTTTCAAAAGTGCATGCATCGTTTCTAGCCTTAAGGCTTTCTTTGTTCGATAGGCCTTTAAAATAATTTTTTGCCTTATATTGAAACGAGCCTATGACGGCTTCTCTTTGGTGCTGGTGCATATCTGGAATAAAATATTTTTCTTCCTCAATCCCATGCTTTTGGAACTGAATTCCATGATCACCTATTTCATAATAGTCAGGTGCTATTACAATCTTGACACCAAACATCACCATAAGCTCCCCATCAGAAAATCTAGTATAAGCAAAGTTCTCATTGTTCTCTAGCAAAGATTTAATCTTTTCTAAGTCTTTTACCATTGTTTTCATGATAACTTCCTAGCATTTTCAGAGACTATTTGGAGCTCATATAATAGCTCAGAAGATTTAAGCTCTGTCTCTATCTCATTGTCAGGAACATTTTTAAGCAATGTTACCCTTGCAACATGCATATTCATTCTGACACACAGGCCGTCATAATCTGATAGCTTATATGTTTTAAACTCGTGTGACATTTGTAAGAGCCTGGTGAAATAAGGAATATTGGAGATTTTTTCCTGGATTTGATTAACAAGGACATCAAGTGGCATCATTTTTTAAAGCTCCTTTAAGTATTTGACGATATGATCTGCAGCGCGGCCATCACCATACGGACAATTTGAACCAACAATAAAGTCATCGCGGACTGAGTTGAATATATCTTTTAGCATTTCTGGTTGAGGACACAAAAAGCTAGATGTGCCTATGGACTCTGTCCTCTCTGTTACAGAGCGGCATACTATTACCTTCTTTTTTAGAAAAGAGCATTCCTCTTGAAGGCCGCCGCTATCAGAAATTACAACCCTACAATTTGCCAGCATATCCAAAAACTCAGAGTGCTGAAGCGGGCTAATAACATTAACACCCTTAAGTAGTGCCCTGTGCTTTTTCACATTAGGATTAGGGTGGATTGGTAATATGAACTGAAGGTCAGGATTTTCAAGAGCTAGCTGAGATATGCACTTGAACCAGCGATCCATCATATGATGATTTTCTCTTCTATGCAAGGTTATTATGACATCATTATTATATGACGTCGTGATGTCAGTTAAGTTATCCAAGACAGTATTTCCGACAACCACTGTTTTGCCTAACGCTCCCTCATCCTTTAATACTTGCTGATTCTCTTGGGTTGCACATAAATGAATATCTGCAATTCGAGATATGCACTGCCTATACACCTCTTCTGGGTATGGGTTATCTTTATCCCAGGTTCTTAGCCCTGCCTCGAGATGAATGACCTTAATCCTGCGATGGAAAGAGGCTAGTGCTAGAGAAAATGCAGATGCCGTATCACCTTGTACTAGGGTATGTGTAACCCCATCAAATACTTCATCTGGCAAGTTAAGTTGAGATGCTACAATGCTGTCAAGGCGGTGGCTTCCATTCTGGATCGGAACTTTAAAATCGTGCGGAAACTTGCATAAGTCTTCATGTTGGCCGGTAAACAATACTCGGTACTCGATTTCACCCTTAATCTTTTCAATAACAGGGCTGATCTTGATATACTCTGGACGTGTACCATATGATAGCAATATTTTCATTAAATCTCCTCGGTGGTTGCATGCTTATGGTACCACTTTGGATACGGCAAGTTATTTGCTACCTTAAAACTTTGGGAAAACTCAGGGGCCCAGCTTGGACATAGCTGCCCGTCAGCATGGCGGCGGGGTGGCATATAAACAGGGGTGCTGCTTTCAAGGCATAGCTTTAAAATACTTACACCGACTTGGCTATCGATATGCTTTGCAACACGAGTCTTCCAACGCGTATTTTTTCTCAAGCTAAAATCCCCATTCATGCAAGACATAAGCGCGCAGACTGTAACATCATCAGCTGTCTCAGTAAAGTGCTTCATATCCGAAGCTACATCGTATCGAAAATACTTGACACACATTATATCACCTGAGTCTATTTTTTCATCAAGGCAAAAAATTGAAACGCCCCACTCTCCATTCCCTAGCATTCTACCCCACACTAACGATGCCCCACCTTGTACACCGGGCAGAGGTGCACCATGGTTTCCTACCACTTCATACCTTTGAACTATATTAGCAGGAACTATTCTAGAATCGCCTAATGTTAGTACTAAATCTATGTCTCTATCTTCACATTCCTCTTTGAACAAAGACCACTCATTACTACAATCCAGGAATATGTTATATTTTGAGCATACATGCTCCAAAGAAACTGCATTAACCTTATTTTCAAAGAGATCTGTGGGCAGGCCAAAGACATACCTAACGTCAAAACCACCTTCTATCAAAGCAACAATAGACTTAAGCGTAAGCCTTGTGTTCCCGATAACCGCTATTCTCCTATTTCTAAAATCTTTCTTGCCCATCTTTTCGCAATCTCTTTATATCCCTCATGTGTAAAGTGCACTCCATCTATGAGGTGTTCTTCCATATCATCCATTGAACAAATGCCAAACTGTAGCTCTTTTGACAACTTTTTAATAACCTTGTTGTACTGGAAAATGTAATCGTGGTTGTGCAAGTAAAAGGGGGAAAACCCTAATGTCGGGAGTGTCGCTACAATGACTGTCATACCAAAAACTTTTGCAGACTGAATTATTTGCCGCAAGTTATCTTCATATATACCAAGAGGCGTAGGCTTCTTTGTGTCATTAGTACCAATCATGAGGAGCATTATCTTGCAGTCTGAATTCGACTTTATTATCCCCCAACTTCTACGCAATAAGTCTGAGCTGGTTTCACCGTTAATTCCATAGTTGTGACATATATAAAACTCACCTAACTTTGAAGACAGGATCTTACCTAACTCAGCAGGATATGATCTTCCATACTCATCCCTTGCTCCGTAAGTTAATGAGTCACCTAAACATAATACTTGATTCCAAATCATTTATTTCCACTCCGTTTGAATGGGAAGCTTTTCTCCCGCTTTGTATGCGTCATGATTGACTATCTTATATCCGTTTGCAACACACTGACGTAAGTACTCTGCCATACGTGGAATTGCAAAGTTTGCAGTTGCCTGTGCGTCTCCACCGTACTCTGCTGCGGTGTCCGGAAGGCTTCCCCATATTTGCTGATTGTCTTTTGGGTGAGGTGCAACGTATGTATTAATTCCTGCATACTTTTGTAACGTATACGTAAAATGAATATCTTCACCGGCGCATTTGAACTTATCTAAATCAGGGGATTCTCTCCAAAAATAGTTTAAAAGCTCTTTTTCAAAAAACCAAGAATGCCCCACTAGATCAACCTTCACAGGGTAGTCATTTGGTATATCCCATCCGGCCCTTTGATCACAATTACCATACACACTATCATCTGCGCCATAACCCTTTTCACTACCGAACAGTACCCCGATTGCTCCGTATAGCGCTCGCTCGTTATCGTTACACTGAATACAGTTCTCAAACCACTGAGGGCCTGGGATTGTATCATCATCAAAGATACAAACGTACTTTGTTTTTGCCATTAGCGCAGCGGCAAAGCGATACCACACACCAAAGTTGTGATTGCTGATAACACTAATGCAATTATTTGCCACTCCAATATCAAGCCATGGGTGCGGATCATAACAGTTTTGTATTAACCAGACCTCTTCCGGCTTGATGCTTTGATTCATAACAGCCTCATACTGCTGCCGAAGTGTGTGGGGCCGACCATATGCCTGCAATATTGCAGTTACTCCATCTTTCATTATGTTGTCTCCATTAAACTTTCAACTGTTTGCTGCAGTGCCTCGTCAAAATTTGTAGGCTCTGATATTCCTATCCTTGAAACTTTTTCATTAGATATCGAATATCTAAAGTCATGACCTGGCCTATCATCAACAAACGTAATTGCATCAGTAGGATCAACACCCATGATTTTGCATATTTTTGTAATGACCTCCAGGTTTTCCATTTCATTACAATGAGTTAAATTGTAAGTTTGATTTTCTTTGCCATTGAGCAACACATCATAGACCATCTTTACACAATCCTTGACATAAAACCAGTCCCTAACATTTTTTCCGTCTCCGTATACAGGAATGCCTGTTGAGTTTTGTATGCATCTTACAACGGTAGGGATTAACTTCTCTGTGTGCTGACGAGGCCCGAAGTTATTGCTCATGCGCACCATCTTATATGTGGTGCCGTATGTGTTGTGATAGGATGTCACAAAGTGTTCTGCAGCTGCCTTGCTAGCAGAGTAAGGATTTTTAGGATTTAAGGAATCAGTTTCACTGAATGAGCCTTTTGTAGTCGAGCCGTATACCTCGTCAGTAGAGATATGCAGTAACTTTGTTCCTGTATTTTTACATGCTTCGAGAAGTGAAACGACACCTTGGATATTTGACTGAATAAAGGGCTTAGCATTCTTGATCGAATTGTCAACATGCGACTCCGCGGCAAAGTTTATTATCCACTCGACACTTCTCATTTCGCATATCTCTGATATAAACTGTGTGTCACATATATCTCTATGCCACAACCTAAAATTTGGAAGATTGTATGCGTGCTTTATATTTGTAGACTTACCAGCATAGGTAAAGCTGTCTATTCCACAAACGTCATGACCATTTTCAATCAGCAAATCCGACATATGGCTTCCGATAAAGCCGGCGCAGCCTGTAACTAATACATTCATTTTCTCTTTACTCATAATTTTCCAAGCACCACGTTAAAGCATCGCTAGCCGATCTAGGGCTAAAGCCTGTGGATTTAAGTTTCTCTACTGACAAAACGGCATTCACCCTTTTTTCAGGTATCATGTCTAGCATTTCGTCATATGTAATTTGCACTACATTCATCCTTGGCCGAAGGTGTTTTTTTACCATTTGTGCGATTTCAAATGGAGACACTACGCCGGCGTTAACACAATTATAAACACCTCTAGCATCAATTTTCAACAAATGTTCTATCATTAATGAAAAATCCTCAGTGCACGTTATGGAGTTTGATTCTTTGTGGCAATATAAAGTCTCATGAGAAAGAAACTTTGTTATCATGTTTGTAGAGTGTTCTTTAGAGCTTATCATTTGCCGCGGCCGCAAAATTAGATAATTTTCATATCCATAAGACTGAATATAGCTATCTGCCCAGTCCTTTGTCTTCGTATACCACACTGCAGGTGATGTGTGATCCGACTCAAGTACAGGCGCCTCGCTTCCGTCAAATACACACCCGGTGCTAATATGAACAAGCTTACACCCGTATGCCTGGCATGCTCTTAATATGTTGATCGGCCCAACAGTGTTGACAAGGTATGACTCATCGCGGTTTTTACTACACCACTCTAAATTTGTCTTTGCTGCACAGTTAATAACCGTACCGGTGAACCCCTTAAGCGTATCCATGACATCTGCTAACACCGTTATATCACATTTCTTGTGTGGGACAACAATGTCCCCCGGCTTTCTTATCGTCTTTGAAACCTTGCCATCACCAATAATGATCCTACTTTCACTCATCCGCTTCCATACCGACTAACATATTGGCGGCCCTATATGATTTATGGGTACCTGCGTCTGTCCACCATCCTGATAGGACATCAAACCCGACTGCACCCTCTTTAACATAAGAGTTATTTAGCTCAGTTATCTCATACTCTCCTCTAGATGAAGGCTTAAGCTTTTCAATTCTAGAAAATGCCGATCCGTCGTAAATGTATATGCCGGTCACACACATGCTTGATACGTACTCTTTAGGTTTTTCGATGATCTCAGATATGCTGTCACCATCAATAACAGCAACACCATATCTCTCAGGATCAGATACTTCTTTTAAAAGTAGAAAGCACTTCTTTCCGGAAGCATTATATTTTTTAACGACACCTGATAAATCATCCTGGAATATATTGTCACCTAAAAGCACCATAAAATTTTCGTTGCCTACAAAGTTACTAGCCAGCCTTAGAGCATCTGCAATTCCTGCTGCTGACTCCTGAACCTTAAATGTAAATGAACAACCGTACTTTTCACCGCTTCCTAATAAACTGATCATATCACCCATGTGCTCAGTTCCAGTTATAACTAAAATTTCAGTTATCCCTACGTCTACCAGTTTTGTGACAAGGTGTAATATCATGGGCTTCTTGCCTACCGGCAACAAATGCTTATTAGTGACATCTGTCAAGGGCTTAAGTCTTGAGCCGGTACCTCCTGCTAATATGACACCTTTTCTCATAACGGACTAACCTCACTTAAAAGCTTCAAATACTTCTTCGTTGACTTTTCGATTGTATGATTTTCCAAAATATAGCTCCTTGGATCCCAGCTTTGCAATGGAACGCTAAAAAACTTTTCAATTGTCTCTTTGCTAATTTCTTTTTCAATTAGGCCGCAACGTTCATCAAAGTAAGGGACAGATGTTGCCGGCCAGCTCTGTATAGGCTGATCCGGAGAAGAGTAAAGGGTGTCCTGATTAAACACGAGGCAGGGAACACCAGCGCTTAGTAACTGCATATATGCATACCCTTGACTTTCAGTGTTAGTGAGAAGAATAGCGAATGCAGCACTTTTGGCACACTCTAAAAAATCTAACTCATGATAATTCCCATACTTAAACACGACTGCTTCTTTGAACCCACTAGAAGAGCACTGGCTTAGAGACTGTATTAATTTTTGGACGTCTGAATCAGGGCGATTTTTTACGTAAACTATGCACCGGTCTTTTTGACGGTTTGGAGTCCAAACATCGACATCAACGCCGCCTGACCACACATGCACGCTTTTGCCCTTTAAGACAGGGTCTGATATATGCTTTTGTCTTACCCATTCAGAGGGTGCTATAAAGTTGTCAAGCTGATCAATATAAGGAACGATGTGATCATTAGAGTAGTTAGGGCCTATCAATACTTGGCGCCCAGATAACTTTTTTACGTCAGGCCAGTCCTCACCCCACTGCAAACATGCAACATTATTAGTTTCATCGATTGAAACTTCAGCTACACCTAATTCGCTTAACCCGCGGCCCAGGGTATATGCTAGCCGACCAGGACCACGATCAAAGTACTTTGCTACGATGTGAATATTGTCTATCATTTATCCCTTGTCTTTAACATACAAAGCATCTCCCCATGTTCCATGATGATCAGCTAGTTTTGTTTCGACTCGAGAAAAACCAAATCCGCTTAAGTATTCATCAATCTCATCGACATTACAACACCCCTTGTAGAGCTCACCGATATTGATCTCAGCATAAATGTAGTCAATAGAGTCAAGCATATTGCTCATTCCTCGAAGGGCCAAAAGCTCAGCACCCTGGATGTCAACATTCACAAAATTAAACGCGCTAGCATCTAGCCCATTTTGCTCGAATAAGCTGTCGACCCGCCTGGTCGGAACACTTACGGTCTCTACCATTTCGATGTGAGGGTATAGCTCTTTGTGTTCATGCAGCTCAAATATTGATGAAGACTCCCCATTATTTGCAACATTTAAATTAACCCACAAGCCATCTGTCTCATGCGCAGCAAAACAAAAAACACTGTGACCGGGAACAGCTATAACCCTGTTTAGAAGGCCAATTATCTTGTTAGGATTTGCCTCGACCCAAACAGTCCTGCCTATTCCACACGAGACATAGTCTTCTAGTTCTTCTGCATTATGGGCACCAATATGAACAACACCTCGAATATTGAGATTATGTCTGGAGATTAAATCATGTAGCTTAATATACATTAGCTTCCTCTAACGGAGTGGCCATCAGACCAATCGCCCTTTGGCTTTTGCTTGTCAAACTTTTGCAAAAGCTCAGTAAAATATGTCACCCTTCGTACGTCAGTTATATCGGTGAACAATACATCAACAATCGCCTTAGAGATCTCTTGCCTATTAGTTGTCTGATATGGGGACGGAGGATGAATTCTGTGCTTCATTAAAACATCTGGAACATTTGCAAACTTCATGTCTTTCATTCTACCCTTTTTCCAGATCTCATAGTCCTCTACTGAATAGTACATTGTATTATAGAAACCCACACCTCTAAAATGTACGTCCTTTCTATAAACGACACAACTAGTCGCTAGTGGATTCTCGCACCTGTCAAGCCACTCAACAATATCATCATGTTCAGTCGGCAAAAGCGGGGTCTTTTTTTCAACTGCATCCCCGTAACCAAAATACTGAAACCTAGAACCTACAAAATCGACACCTGGATTTTCTAGAATAAAGTCTTTTTGTTTTGCTAGCTTTTCCTGATCCCATAAATCATCAACATCACATATAGCTAGCCAGTCGTTTTTTGCAATTGTGATGCCATAGTTTAGGGCATTTGCTTTATTTGCAACCGGTAAGTAATGATAGTGAAAGCGATTATCAAATTCAATAAAGTCTTCAACAATCATTCTCGTATTGTCAGTCGAGGCATTATCTAGTATCAAACATTCAAAATATGGAAATGACTGTGCTTGAATATGAGATAATGCATCCCTAACCCACTCAGATCCGTTATATGTAGCTAACAATACAGTAAACATTAAGATCCCTTCATGCCGTGACTTCGCATCCAATCTTCGACGTTAACTGCCTTATCATCAACTAAAAGATCATAGTGAGGCTTCTTATTCATAATAAGCTCATGATACTTTACTCCCCACTCCTGCATTTGTGTTGCAGTATGTTCCGTCCAGTCTTTTCCGGAAACGGAACCTCTTGCGGTAAAAAGCTTAATTGTATGACCTTCATCGTACAACCTATTAACCGACTCTATCATATGTGGCCATGGCTCAGAGCCTTCATAGTCACTTCCGTTAGTATAACACAAAGTGCCATCAATATCAAAACAGTATATCATTCAAAATCACCCACGATTGTATGTAAAAAGACCTGGTGTGCACACTCGACCACCCCGTAATCATGAGAATTCACCCATATGTCCAGAGCACTAGTACCTGAAAATTGCCTTAATCGATTATCCTCATCAAAGCCTGTAATAATTGCAAACTTTAGACCTAAGTGCTCACACATCCTTGCAGACCGAACTACGTTTTCAGAATTTCCAGATGACGATATCAAAATTACGAACGTCCCATTATCTCTTGTATCATAAAAATCCTGAATGAACTTAGCATATGCGTCGTCCATCCCATAGTCATTGATATAGCATGTCAATCTAGATGGATCTGAAAAAGCAATTGCTTTTTTGCCAAGCATTTTTGTATAGTCTTGAGCAATGTGTGAACATATTGAATTACTTCCACCATTGCCAATCAATATCGTCAGGTCATGTGAAAACACAAGCTCACGCAGAACGCGGATATCTTTAACATCAAACTTAGATACCGCGTCTGTTAATTCAGATAGCTTCATTTTTACCTCATGACGGCAACTATATTACTAGAGATGAAAGGCCGTCTAGACTTATTGTAATTTTTGTAGCTATTTTGTTTAGTGGTTTTGGCAGCTCAGGTAAGGGTGAGTTCTTTTTGCAAAAAATCAAAAAGTGTCCTCCACCCCCTGCACCGCATAACTTGTGGGCAAATACGCTCTCAGACTCGTTTAACAGGGTGTCGACTGATAGAAGATCGTCATTCCCTAGAATCAAGTTAGAAGAAAGCTTTTTCTTTTCCCATCCCTCTGCTATTATTTCAAAAAATGTACCGCTATCATACTCTAAAACGGATTGGTGCATAACATTTACCAAATCCACAATCCCTCTTAGTTTTTTAATATCGATCGACTTAAGGATATTTGTCGAGCCTCGGGTCTGGCCGGTATAGAGAAGGTACATGTCAAATTTTTCTAAAAATGACGAGTCTAAATACTCAAATGATGGATCATCATCTTTCGAAAAGTAGATTCTCTTAAATCCTGACATTCCACACCCATATGGATCTTGTTGCCCTGTTAACGGGTTAAACTTTCGCTCAAGGGTTAAAGCTAGCTTACAAATATCAAAGTCTGTCATCTCCCTATCTTGTAGCACACACATAGCCTTGATCATTGCAATCAAGTAAGATGATGATGCCGCCATTCCAGATCCGACTGAGAATATGTCAGAATTAAAGCTAACCGTTAAATGCTTTTTTGGCTTAAACTCCTCGAATACAACCCTAACAATATCATTCTTTATGTCATGCCAGTTTGAGACCTCTTCCGGACTTGTACAGTTAACGATATACTTTTTTCTATGATTTTCATGAACCGTGATGTATGTGTATAAATTGCATGGAAAGCTTATGACAGATCCTGTTCCGTTATGCTCTAAAAACTCTTGAAGATCACTTGAGCCTCCTACTAGAGATACTCGGACCGGGCACTTAGCTATTATCATGCTTTTCTAATCTCCTCATGATTTTTATCTAACATCAATATTTTCTTAGGGTATGGAAGATCCCAGCTTTCTGGATATCCATATGAAGGAAGCATTGTCATGACACTGTCCTGGTTGGATATTAGGTAGCGATTTAAGTGCGACTCATCATGCCAGACTGCCACCAGATTTTTTTCGAGATCTTTATCGATGTTGATTTTATTCTGGTGTGACATTTTCATAAATGCCTCTTTTGTGCCTCCGTTGAATCCTCCCATCCAATAACAAGGACGACCCTCACTAGGATCAACATATGCAGTCGATTCTTTTCTAGTTTCAGGAGTGCCAAGAGGTGCTGAAGGGGTTTTGTTATTAAAAAACCCTGGATGGGCAACTGCGACTAAGGGCTTGTCAGGTGTCGGCAATATTTCTTCGCCTACATGCATATTCACAAACGAGTCGACATCAGTGTAGTACAAGACGTCTATGTCTTTTAAAAGGTGCTCTATGGCACAAAAATAGTGGTACCTAAATAATGTGTCTCCAGGAAACCCCTGTCTTTGGATTTGAATAAGCGATACATCATCCGGATATGGCTCTGGGAAGTCACAGAAAAAGAAAAAGTGTTTGTTATGCTCTTTTAAGAACTTCTTTTTCACTGTGTCATACAAATGAGGAAAATAGTGACGATAGTTTCCTGTTCCTACAACTAGTATGCCTACATTCATTTGCTAAATCCTCTAAGCTTGTTAAATACGAAATCAACCTCCGGCATTTTAATGCTATTATCAATACATGCAGTTAACAGCCACCCCACAAACTCCCTCTTTCTTTTTTGACGATCCGGAAAGTTTCTTGTGCTAGCGCCGCCGTAGTGCAAAAAAGAGCTCTCTAGTATTTCTATCCTAAACTCTTCATCATATTTTTCCAGCACTTCATTGCATAATACATGCATGTTAGAATTGCATGAATGGATGTGTGATGTATGCCGTATGCCCTTAAGGTTTATACCCCTATTTTCATTTAAGTAATGCCACATGATGCCTCCTGCATCAACATTAAACCCCCTAACGATGCCGCAATACACGTTAAAGTCTTCTTTGTTTGGCATCAGTGGAATATTCATAAAAAGTAATCCAGGCCAAAAATACTCTATAGGCCCCCTGTGTTGAGGTACACCGCACAACGCATTATTGCCGACAAAGCTAGATATGCTAAAATCTCTTATAGCAAACATGTCTGAATCGACAAATACACAGATATCGTCAACATACTTGTCTAGAATAATATTGTCATATGCCCACTGCATAACAGCTGAGTGTGCAACTGCTGCGCTGCTATGGATTAAAGACTTTGGAACCTCGACACATTCAACTGACAGCTCTTGACATACTTTAGATATTTCACTAACCAGATCTGGATCAAGACCGTCATTTAAGACGATGTAATCATAGTCATCATCTAAAAATCTCTCAAACGTTTTTGCCTGTAGCTTTATAAACTCTGGATTATTACAGACAGGTGAAAATATTCGAACTTTCATTTTTTTGCCCCATGCTCAAACCCTGTATTTTGATATAGGTACTGCATGATGTTTCTTACATGATGAACAATTGAAGGATCATATTCTTCATTGTGCCATACAGTATAGTCAAGCAATACCTCATCTAAATTTGCAAAATGATACCACTTACAACACTTTAGCCAAAAATGATAATCCTCAGCAAACCTATAGTGGCCATCGTATGTACCGGCTCTTAATAATATTCTCTTTCGAAAAACGACGGTGGGGTGTACTATAGAATTATTTCCAGACAGTAATTTCCCCTTAATTTCGACATCCGTTGTGGGGTGTACTAATGATGCACTAATTGGCATACCGGTACCATCGACTTGTCGCATTTGCGTCCCTACGATGTCTATATCCGGATTTTTATCTAAGAACTCAACTTGTTTTTTTAGCTTTTCAGGATACCAAAGGTCATCACCGTCTTGCCTTGCAATTAGTTCTCCCTCACAATGTTGTATGCCGGTATTAAGCGTCGGAACTATACCTGGAATATCGCACTGCAGGATCTTCAATGTTTGGCTGTGGCCCTTATAGTCATCTAAAATGCTCTCAGTTCGGTCTGTGCAATTATTTAGTACTGCGACAACTTCAAAGTCATTATAATCCTGACTGTATACTGAGTCGAGCGATCTCCTAAGTGTTGATTCACAATTGTGTAGGGGAATTAAAACTGATACTCTCGGCATAGGGTTACTCACACTCGATATCTAGTTTTACCCAGCTATCCGGACGAAGATCTTCTGTGTTGACATGGTCAGCCTGAAACCACTTAAGCGGTGTTACGACGGTGGGGTTACCACTATTCATCCATGCTGCCCACCAAGCAAAGCTGCTGTTGGGAATGATAAAGTCCTTACACATACTCATGAGCTTCATGTACTGCCCAAACTTTTTTCCTTTATGTTCATGGCCAACGAATGTGGTATCATAGCCAGTCACTATATTTTTTTCACACCACTCTACATCGTCAGAAAAAACAAAGAAGTGTGGGTCACTGTTCTTTTCCAAAATATAAGGAAGAGAGGCTTTAACGTAATCCTGCCCATAGAACCCATGAAAAGGAGCATTTTTTTCGTTATGAACAAAATCTGCGCGCCTAATATTAATGCATACTGAATTCGTGGAAGTTATTTGTGATGCTAACTCAACTGAATTTTCTTGCATATCTTCCTTCAATGAGAATTCCTGCAGCAGCGTTTTCCTAATTTCGTCTACGTACTGGTGCTTTTGAAAATATCCTTCAAGGTAAAAATCATAACCTGAATACTCATCACACTGTTGCAGTAGGCCAGGAATATAGTCACAACTGGCGTTTTCTCTTAACAGTACAGCATTATGAAGCTTGTCCTGTTGCGTAAATGTAGTTGCATTGATGTTAAAAATGTCTAAATCAAAGTCTCTCATTACAAAATCCTTATCGCGATTTGTGTCTTTAAGAAAACTTAGATCAAGCTTAAGCTCTTGACCATACCTCAAGGAAATCGATCTTCCTAAGGCATATTGAAACATTTGATTTCCCATCCCACCCATAAGCTTAACTACAATCATTTTTTGCAACCTCAATCATTTCTTTTAAAATACTATCAATATTGTATTCATACTTCCAATCTGGATAATCAGCTTGAAACTTTCTTACATCACTCACGTACCATATATGATCACCGACCCTGTTGTTTTCAGAGACTGAATATTCTAGACGGCAACCGGATATATCTTGTATTTTCTGGATCGCCTCGAGCATTGATACGTTGGAATGGGTAGAGCCTCCCATATTATAAACCTTTCCAGGACGAGGGGCATTACAGTAGTTCCAAATAGCAGAGACAAAATCATGGCTATGAATGTTGTCACGAACCTGTTTCCCTTTATAACCAAACACAGTGTATGGATTTTTGTTGACTGCGCATAAGACAAGATATGACAAAAAACCATGTAGTTGAGCGCCTGAATGTGCAGGGCCTGTCAGGCAACCCCCGCGTAGACAAACTGTATTGAGATCAAAATACCTACCATACTCTTGAACATATAGATCTGCAGATAGCTTGCTAGCACCAAATAGGCTATGAGTGCACATGTCAATCGACATGGATTCATCAATACCATAGTCCCTATAGCTTGGTTCAACAGGAGTATATCTATAATCACCCTCAATCAAAGCAATCTTATTGGGGTTGTCGCCATATACCTTATTTGTGCTAGTATACACAAACCTAGAGTGAGGACAATACCTTCTATAGCTTTCTAAAAGATAAAGCGTTGCCGTAGAATTAACAGAATAGTCAGTTAGTGGCTCTTTTGCTGCCCAGTCATGGGACGGTTGCGCAGCTGTATGAATGACTGCGTATGTGTTGTGGCCGTACTTTTTAAACAGTTCGTCAAGTTTAAGCTGGTCCCTAATATCAATGTCATAATGTGTGTACTTAATACCTAATGAATGTAAAGACTCTTTTGATTTTGTTGTGCTAGCGCTTGGGCCGAAAAAATACGATCTCATATCGTTGTCAATTCCAACAACATGATAACCCTTAAGTCCAAAAAACTTAGCCGCCTCCGACCCAATTAGCCCGTGGGCTCCTGTGACGATTACTGTTTCCATCAGCGATCCTTTGTGAAAAGCTCTAAATCAGAATGTGCCCCTCTATTTAAGACTTTTTTGTATGAAGCAACATCAATTTTTTTCCCCTTCACCCAATACTCATTTAGCAAAAAGTCAGAGTCTTCTAGACCACACCGATTCTGGTGAGTATCCTGAACCCTGTTGATCGGTAAATTAACAAGGCTCGATAGTGTATGGCAAACCATGCCTTGTTGCATATCCGGGACATTCATTAGGACCTGAATTGCATCCTCGAATGTATTGGGATTATTAAAGCTAAGATTGCTTATCATATGAGCAAAATGGTTTTTGCGAAATATGTGACCATCTACAGAAAATGGATACCCCCAATCATATGTGCCTTCTCTCCAGTTCCATACAAACATGTTAGGAGGAACTATTTGTCCAGGGGGAAAAGGTTGCTCTTTATTAACTGACCAGCATTCATGAATGTGAAGGCCCATCCTCAATGAAAAGGCTAAAATTTGATCATTTGATCCAAGAACGACGCCTATGTTTTGCAAATTGACATTATCCTTAAAAATAATGTCATCAGTTAAAAATGCGACATAATCTTTAGGGGATGACAGGAACTCCTTCACGTCTGGCTCAAAATTAACTTCATCAATAAAATTGTGGTTAGGGAATGCGTTCATAACATCATTAAGACTATCAACGTGATGTACATCATATCTGCAAAGGATGCTAACATTGACAAGCGACATGTCAAAATACATGTCCATAGACTCTAGCAAAGCGTATAATTGAAGTGCTCTATTTCTAGAAAATATCATTATATCTATCATAGCATCACCCTCATAATGTTTTCAATCCTATTAATATAGGTGTGCCTATCTTTTATGAGATTGAATACTTCTTTCCGCTGTTTTGTACTAGCCGTAGAAAAATCATTAGACGCCTTAAAAAACAGGTCACGACAATCAGCGTCATAAGTTATTTTTTCTTCTAAAAGATCGTATACTGCCTTAGAATTAGTAATCCCCATATGCCCATAGCTAATGTTTTTGAATATTCTGCATGGTATATATCCATTCTTGACTTGCCATGCACCCTGTAGGGCTGGTGCAAGATAAGAGCTCCTTATTAGCTCTCTACCTTGAATGTGATCAACGCCGGTACTGACTGAAAATTGAATTCCGTTTTCATGTGCAGCTTCTGCAAAGCGGCGCACTTCGTTAATATTACCATGCTCACCCTGCATGATACTTCCAACCCAGTTACATTGAGGTGTTAAAGTACTGTTGTGATCAATAATTTGCATTGATTCAATCTCATGAGGAAGAAGGTCGGTAGCCCATGGCTGGTATAGAGTATTGGTATCATGTTCAAAATACTCACACTCAGCTAGCTTTTCTACATTACGATTAAGTACGTCATGTGAATATACCTGTAATGTCTTATACTCTACATTTCCATCATCATATTTTCTAGAATCACAGTTATGAAGCAAATAAATGCATGTATCATTTACAGGAAGATGAGAATCTACCTGCCCTTCTGTTATGATAAATGAGTTATTGGGGATTGAGTTTTCCGGCTTATTATCAATCCACTCTACATCATATCCCATGCTATTAAACGCTTTATGATAAGCATAATGAATATAAGAGTGCGTATGAGAATGTAACGGGTGACCCCATATCACTATTTTTTTATTTTTCATTTAGCCACCGATTGATAACAGCAGGGGGCTCTGTTGATAGAGTAACGTAGGGAGTAGGAGAAGAAAAGTCAACCGGTGCATGAAAGACCCAGCCTCCCATCTTTTCAGCTAAATCCTCTGCTAAAGTAGCAACATCATCATCCGTAACTTCAGACCATGGTTTTTGAAAAAACATATTATTTTCAGCAGTATCATCCTGAGCAATATCATACAGGCTTTCCCAATGCTTTTGCCAATAGTTTCTATATGTGTTAATTTTTCTCTCAAGGTTGAACCACGAATAGTGGTGAATGCCGGGAAGCATTTCCATATTTCTCTCTAGCCACTGCCCATACTGAGGAAGTATATCTGTGTTTCCGGCTAACACTGCTAACCGAGCCTGGTGCACCTCCTGTGTATAGAAACTAGCATGGGGTATAACTTCATGTGTTTCTGTGTGGATATAATCACAACCATCAGTGCCTGGTGCTGCATGCATGTTTCCATCATCGTCGTATCTTTGTAGTTGCTTAGGAATTCCATGCGTAATGTGCGGAACATTTTTTGACACCCTCCACTTCCATGGATTGACATCGACACGAACCTTTTCATGCGAACCCCAGTACTCAACCACAGGCAAAGATACTAGCTCAACTCCTGATGGGAATTTTCTTACGAGATCAACTACCTTTTCATAGTCGTTTTCATGTACTACTTCGTCTGCATCTTGTTGCCAAAGGTAGTCTGATGTGCATCTTTTTCTAGCTTCTGCTTTTTGTGCACCGTCAAATACGGCAAATCGAGGATGATCCCAATCTCTTTTAACCTGATAGACTTTTAGCTTGCTTTCTTTCTCTGACCAGGCCTGTAGTTCTTCCCATGTACCATCATCTGAACCACCATCAACGACAACAACTTCATTTGCAAAGCCGATCATCGATTGGATTGATTCTCGCCATGGATAGTTATGTTGAATGCAGTTTAAAGTCGTCGTATATCCTGAAACTGTGGGTGTATAGTTCATGTCCATTTTAATTGCATCCCAAAATCTTTGACGTGCCGCATACAGATATGCCTCTGTATCAAACGGATCATCAGAATTAAACCATATTTCATCGCGGTGTTGAACATGATCGTTAATTACTAGCTCACACCCCAATATTTTTGCCTCTATAACCATTCTGGGACATGTATCATCACCTTCAGGTAGATACACAAACCCTTCTGCTTGAGCTAGTTTTTCTAGAACTTCCTCATACGGAACGTTCCATAGAACTTCGTATTCCTTGCCGTTGTCCTTGCACCACTGCTCTGCAGCATCTGCACCCTTAATCCAGCTAGTTGATCCCAGAGTTATCCAACCCTTTTTTTCTGTGCCAGCGTACTTTTCCTTAAGAATTTTTGTAGTGAGAAAAAATGCGTCATTAAAAACTGAGCTTAGAACAACGTTGTTATTTTCCTCTAAAAACGGAAAGCGTTCAAAGTACTTGTCCATTTGCTTTTCTGACATCCACCACAACGATCTTGCAGCATGATAAAAAGCTGATATCATTTTTCCATGAGGCTGTTCATGGCAATCGCACTCTGAATTTTCTATGACTTTATGTTTTTCTGTTGAGCGATACTTGCAAAACTTGTAATCATATTCTAGAACTGCATAGCTCATATTCGCTATGATCGTAGGGATCAGTTCTAAGTTCATTGCTGAGTAATTTCCAAAAACCCAAAACAGTCCCTGACCTTGTTCAAGGTTCTGAAGGTTAACGTCTTTAGAACGAAGCTTAAAAACTTCTAGAGGGCTGGATTCGATCAGCGCCTCAGATGTCAGTTCTGCTCCGCCTACGTAATCATCTACAAACATATCAGAGACAAAAACCACTTCAGTCCCTGCTGGTATACTAACGTTCGGTTGCATATTTCCAAACGGACTATTCAACATTTAACTGCTCCTTTTTCGGATCTATGAGATCAATCAACCTACCAATCGTATCCCAAAAAAAAATCATGTACAGGATTATACATGATTTAGTTTACAGATAGACTATAGATCAAGGATCAGGATCAGGAATGAATCAGTCAACAGCTAATCAGTATTACTAGATCTAATATTCTAATATCTAATATTCTAATTCTAATTATCAGATTCAGCTATTAGTTAGGCTTAATTTCGACGCCGATTATGACGTCTTTCATGCTATTGGTTGAACCGGCACTGGGGGAGAATACAAATTGTAGCACATCACCTTTCGAAAATGTAAGGCTGGAAGACAGTGTAACGTTGATTGTTTCTACATCCGGATACCCGGTCGGCCCTGTAATCTTAGTACTAAAGCTGTCTCCAGCAAATCCAGAACTACCGCCACCGGTCATTGTTGATGCACTAGGGCTTGTGTAGTTTCCACTAGCTCCAGCATTTTTGTATACGTTTATTCCCATGTTCGAACCCCATCCGGATGTTGTTACAGCATCCCATGCGCTGACCGTTATACCTCCAACTTCACCATCGAAGGGCATTACTACATACGTCTTAATATCCTTAAGGAAATCGCCTGTTGCTGAAGATCCCATAACGGTCGACATCATATATTGGGCTGACATCGCACTAGAGCTGGGATTAACTGACGCATATAGCTGAATCAAATGTACATTCTCATCATCACCAGCACTGATATCACCAATCTCACACTCATCGATAACATCCCAGTATCCTGCAAAACCCCATGCACCACCACCCTCACGGGATATGAATGTGGCAGTGCACTTTGCCGGCAGGGTATAAATCCCTAATTGGGCACCACCCTGCTCTACTAACCCTGTCAGGCTCCCTGTGGTCAAAAATAAGTTTCCAGTATTTATTCCCGGGATATCCGCATCACGATCTGAGCCAGAGATAATTAGGCCGGCACTAGTGCTTTGGTTCTTGACTGTCATCATGGTACCAGCACCGACGCCCCAAGGCGAAGTGAAAATAGGAGGCATGACTAGCTTATTGCCGCTTGATGCGACGCTAGCATCGGCTGTTACCCCTCTTGTGCCGGATAGGT